TTCATTGGTTATTGCGGATTCTCTTGCTGATACTTCCGTTGATAAATCAGTTGATAATTTATTATCTGCAGATAATCTAGTAGAAGCTTCTGCTGATAAATCAGTTGATAATTTTGTATCTGCACTTATTCTTGTAGACTCTTCAGTAGAAATAGCAGATTCTCTAGTACTAACTTCTGTTAATAAAGCTGTTGATATTACTGTATCTGCACTTGCTCTTGTTGATTCTTCAGTTGATAATGCTGTTGATAATACTAAATCTGCACTTTCTCTAGAAGAAATTTCAGTAGAAATAGCAGTTGATCTAGTTACTTCTTCAGCTACAATTCTAGTTGTTAAAACTGCATCTGCACTTTCTCTGTTTGAGGTTTCTGTTGATAAAGCATCTGTTATATCGCCATTAATTGTTTGTGATAATTCAGCTATAGCAGAATCTCTTAAACTTGCTTCAGTTGAAACAGCCGCGGATCTATCTGCAACTTCTGTTGACAATACTGTAGATATTACTAAATCTGCACTTTCTCTGTTTGAAACTTCCGTTGATATTACTGTTGAAACAGCCGTTGAGGCAGCGGTATTTGCACTAACTCTAGCACTTGCTTCATTAGAAATAGCTGTCGATAAATCTGATGTACTATAATCTAAGGATAATTTACTTTCTGTTATAGCTGCATCATTAGCAATATTACCATTTTTAATTGTATTGTTTTTAATCTGCTCGCCTCTAATTTGATTCAATGCCATAATAATTCACTCCTCTTATTTTTAAATTTCATAGTATTTGAAAAATACTTATGATTTACAATTATATAAATATGCAAGATAAAGGCTATTATTTCTTATTGGAACCTGTGCAATTTTAAAGGCATATTTTTAAAAGGTTCGCTTTTAAACATTATTAAGTAAAAAATTCTATTCTAAAAGCGTATATAAAATATATATAAAATTATAAAAAATTAAGGGAGATTAAAATATGAAAATATGTCATGTTGCTCCGTTTGGACCTAACAAAAGTGGATTATATGAAGCAGCTAGAGACATGATTAAAGCCGATGTTATATCTGGCCATGAAGTATATTTTGTAGATAAAGGTTTTACTAGAACCACCGGACAAGAATATGCTCCTAAAGATAGTATTGACGACAGAGATGGATTTAAAATTATATTAACTGATTATTCAATTTTAAATGATGTTGATATTATTATAGATCATGCTGGTATTCCAAGTGAATGGTTAACAAATAAAAATATACCAATTGTTTGTATAACTCATGGAAGACCTAACGCTTCTTTTAATATGGAATATTTTAAAAAACAAAAAACTTATACTTGTGAAGCTGATATTGTAAAAAATGAACAAGTAAAAAAAATAGTATATTTTTGGCCAGAATTTAAACCTTATTGGGATGTAATTTATCCAGAAGATAAAACATGTATATTAGAATATCCAACTATGGATCAATATAGATTCTGTCCAGAGGGTGAAAAACATATTATTGAAGATAAACACAAAGGTGAATTTAATATTCTTATATGTGATAGCTGGCGTGAAGATATAGATATGTTTGAAATAATTAATGGTGTTTTGGAAGCGGCAAAAACGGTTAAAAACTTTAAAATACATTTTTATGGAATGCAAACACCAATAAGACCGTGCTGGAATGTTTTAATACAAGAAATGTATAAAAGAAATTGTTTAGGTGAACTTTGTGCCAGAATGCCAAATATGGAAAAAGTATATAGAAGTATGGATGCTGTTTTAACACCACATAGAATTATAACTAGAGTTATAGGAGAAGCTTTATTAACAAACATACCAGTTATAGCTTCGGAAGGGTGTAAAGTAGCACAATTTACTTGTGATCCACATGATGCTTATAGTGTTGCTAGTGCTATAAAAGAATTTGTAAATAGTAATCAAGAATTAAATAAATTAAATGCATTGGAACAATCTAAACATTTATATCTGGAGAATTATTCCAAAGAAATGAATAAAATATACCATGATATTTTAAAAGGAGAATAATTATGAAAATAGCACATGTTGCTTCTTATGGCCCTTCAACCTGTGGTATATATGAAGCTTGTCGTGACATGATGAGAGCAGATATAACTGCTGGACATAGAGTATTTTTTGTAGATAGTGGATATACTGACAAAGGTGTTAAAAAATATTATCCAATTGGGACAGTTGATGATAGAGCTAATTTTAAAATAATGACCGCTGATCCTAAGGTTTTAGATGATGTTGATCTTATTATAGCACATAATATGCCGCAACATGAATGGATTTCTCGTAACCAAACACCAATTGTGTTTGTTGTTCATGGACGCCCATTATATTCTTTTAGATTAGAACAAAATAGTGATAGCTTAACTTCTTATAGCTATATTAGTGGTTTGGCAGAATGGCCTAGAGTTAAAAAAATGTTATATTTCTGGCCAGAATTTAAACCTTATTGGAGTGCTTTTCCAGAAGAAAAACACGCTATATTAAATTATCCAATTATAGATAATGTTAGATTCAATCCAGAGGGTGAAAAACATGTCATAGAGGATAAAAACAAAGGTGAATTTAATATTCTTATATGCGACAGCTGGAGGGAAGATATTGACATGTTTGAAATAGTTAATGGGGCAATTCAATATGCTAGAGAAAATAAAAATGTCAAATTTCATATTTATGCTATAGATCTTCCGTTACAACCTTGTTGGGATATATTATTTAAAGAGCTTAAAGAATTAGGATGTTGTGGGGAGCTTTGTGGCAGAATGTTTAATATGGAAAAAGTATATAGAAGTATGGATGCTGTTTTAACCCCACACAGAATTGTAGTAAGAGTTATAGGAGAAGCATTATCCTGTGGGGTTCCTGTTATAGCATCTAACAAATGTAGTCTTGGGCAATTTCATTGTGATCCGCATAATCCATATGATGTTGCAAGAGCTATTAAAGAATTTACTAATAGTAATCAAGAATTAAATAAATTAAATGCATTAGAACAATCTAAAAATTTAAATATGTTTAATTATTCAAATGAAATAAATAAAATATATAATGAAATTCTAAATAAATAAGGAGAAAAAACTATGTTGAAAAAATTAAAAAATTTTATTACAAAGTTAAATAATAAAATTACTACAAAGTTATTTTTGAGATATCCAGAATATGTTAGTGTACAATTTCTTGAAAATCCAGTAAAACCTAAGGAAAACAAAAAAATTAGCAAATTAAATATGGGATTTAATCCAAAAAGAAGAGGAAACACAATATTTACACAGGCTATTCCTAAAAGTAACACTTGGAAATATAACCCATATTTTATATCTTTCTTAAAAGCAGTAATGGATATGGAGGCTTTCCCAGATCATTTTTTAAATGGTAAAAAAGGTATTACTTCTGAATATAAAGCTTTATTGGATGATTTAGAGAAATTAGGATCAAATGATTATAGACAAGCATTTATAAGGAGTGAACAAGTATTAATACACAATGGAATAATTTCCATTGTAAAACAAGATAAAGTAAAAACCGTATATATAAATGAATGGGATTTATTTATAGCTGCAATTGATGCTTATGCAATGTTTAAAATTTAAAAATAAAAACCACCTAAAAATAGGTGGTTTTTTTATTTATATATTTCTTACCAAACTAACAGTAATATAATCTCCTTCTAGTATTTCATCTTCTTCGAAAAATTGAAAGCCAATTCCTACACCACTTTGTTCTATTTCAGTATAATGTACCCCACTGGCAAGTAAAGCACCATTTAAATATAAATCAGCTCCATTTAAAATTCCCAAATAAAATGTTTCTCCTTCCGGAAGTAAAACAGTAGATGTATTACTATTTATAGGTATATCTATTTTTTTATGATTATGTAAATCTCCCATTAATTACACTCCCTTTATATTATCTCGTCTTAATTTAAATAAAACTAACTAACGGTTTTATTTTCGGTAATAACTTTAAATTTTGGATGATAAAATTCTATTATATATTCGCCTGGTTCCAAATTTAATTCCCATTCACCAAGTACATTGGTGTAGGTTTGGGCAATAATATTTTTATCGTCTAATGCTACACCCTTTTTAAACGCGTTAACTTGGACGTCAACGATAGGATTATTATTTTTATCAAGAATAACATCTTTTAGTGATGCGGAACCCGAACCTGAAGTTACATTTGTTTGTGGAACTGCGGCGGCTATATTTTTAGATAAATCTTCAAATATAAATTTACCATCATTTTCAACTTTAATTCTAAACGTTTTATTAAAGTTACTACCCTGCGCTTTACCATTTACTTTCATTAAATAAGTTCCTGGATCTAAAAAACATTGCCAATTACCATCTTTATCCGTCGTATCACTTGCAACTGGAACAGTAGGATTGTTAGTATTAACAATACTAATTGCTAAATTAGATAATGGAATACTGCGTTTGTTAACATATCTATCACCGACCGGATACATTCCATTTCCTTTATTACTTGCCGATTCATTTTCTAATCCAATATTATTAAATTGAATTTCAGTATGTTCATCACCAATTTGAGCAACAATATCTAATGTATTATATCCTTCTCTTACAAAAGAAAATCTATATTCACCTGGATATAGGTAAGCCTCCCAATAACCATCTAAATTACTTAATGATTGGTAACTAATTTGTCCAGTTAAAGTGTCGTAGATATTGATTTTAGAATCAATTAGGGCAACAGTTGTCCTTATATCATTAATATATCCATAAATTTTAATAGCGTTGGGATATTTATCAGATCTTGCAATAACATGAAATACCTCTACAACATATGCTTCCTGCCCATTTATTTCACCCATATAAAGTACTTGATATTGACCTATATCGGTATTGTGAGGGATTTTGAAATTATAAAAATATTCATTTGCACTCATTTGTTGCATACCTTTCCATGGTAAATCTTCATATATTGTCCCATTTTTATCATGTAATATTCTAACCCTTGGATTGTTAACAGAACTAATATTACCTTGTTGATCCGTAAATTGAACATATAAAAATATACTGTCGCCTCTATAATATAAATTAGACATAATTTTCCCTCCCTATTTCTCTCTATATCTAAATACATAAAAAAAGGACCGAATATATCGGTCCCTTATTATTTAAATTATTTTTTTGTTGACTTCATTTTAGCAACTATTGTTTGCTTTTGATTTCTAGCAAGTCTGAAGTAAATACCTTTAGCAGCCATTTTCTTTTCAAGTATACCCTTCAACTTGGATTCAATCTCGAATCCGTCCCCGCCATAACTCATAACAGTTTCATCTGCTACTTGATCAGCATCATTAAGAACGTCTTCAATTTCATCAACAATTGCTTTAACTAATACGTTAACAACTTCGTCAATTTCTTCAGAAGAAGTTTCTTCTGAAGCAGTCTTTCTTAAAGCTTCTCTTGTAACTGTTTTATCAAATAAAGATTCAATACCTTCATTATCAAGAGCCTTTTCAATTTTAGCTAAAGTTGATTTAACATATCTCGCTGGAACAAATTGTTTAACAACTTCTTCAGCGTGCTCTAAAATTTCTTCAACTTCTTGTTCAATAGCTAATGCTATTTTATTAGAAGCCATAAGAACTTTTTTATTCTTCAAAGCATCCATGATTATTATCCTCCTATATATTAACTTTTATAAAAAACTAATTATTTAAGGCTAGCAATTATCTTTTTAAAGATTCTATTGTTAGCAAGTTTATCTTCTTTCTTTTCTTCATCTTCAGTTGAAACTTCCTCTTCTACTTGAGCCTCTTCAACAACTTCCTCAACAACTTCTTTAGCTGCAGATTCAACTACTTCAGGAACTTCTTCAACCGGAGCTTCTTCAACTTCTTCAACCGGAGCTTCTTCAACTACAGGAGCAACTGGAGTTTGAATTCTTTGTAATATACGGTTTACTTTACCTTCTGGAGTTGTACCATCTACTGCATTTTCAGATGCAATATTATTTGCTGTTTCAGCGGCTTCGTCTTCAAACTTCTGAACTTCAACAGTATCACGTACTTCGATATGATAGTTATCAACAACTTCATTTCTTGCTCTTTCGGGAGCATCTGTTACTTTCTTTTCAACAACGGGAGTAACATCAACTGGAACCTCTTCAGCAACTGGTTCTTCAGCGGGAACTTCTTCTACTGAAGTTTCACACGTGCAAGGTTCATTACCACAAACTTCACAAGCTTTGTTTTCGATTTCATCTTCAACACCAGCTGTAACCTCTGTAGCAACTTTCTCAAGTACTATACCAACACCAATTTCATCCTTATAATTAGCATCTACAACTTTATAAGCAGCGCCTTTATAAGTAACTTCTTTACCAGCCTCAGCACCAGGTATTTCATCAGTGTCAACTATAATCTGTTCTGCTTTTTTATTTAAAGAAGCAGTTTTTTCCATTTTTGCGGCTTGTTCTTCAACAAACTTATCTAACCATCCTAATTTTTTAGACATTATTGGAAACCTCCTTAATCTAACTCTTTGTGAATTTAATAATTTTTGAAAGTTATATATTAATTTTTATTAAAGCCATTATAACTCTTACTTCTTATTATTTGGTTTTTTACCACTTGGCTTCTTTGGTGTACTCGGTTTTGTTGCTTTTTTTACTTCCTCTTTAACTTTTTGTGTTTCAACAATTTCAACCTCAGCTTCAATTTTTGTTTCTTCAACAGATACTTCAGTTTCGACTGGAATTTCTTCCTTTACTTCTTCTTCAATATCAATATCCAAAACTGTTCCCTCTATCTCTTCTTCTCCCTCAATTGCTTCAACTGCTTCTTCAACAATTGGTTCTTCTTTAATAAATACCTCATTTTTTTCTGTTTCTACCTTAGGACTTACAACAAATGAAGTCTCTGCAACCTGAAGAACTGTATTTTCATTATCTATTACTTCTTCTTTTTTCTCTTTAACATTTAATTCTAATTCAGCAATTTCAATAAGTTTTTTCAACTTTTTAACATCCTCTGAATTTTCAAATGTTTGTTTATCTACTTCTATCCAATCCCCGTCAGAACGAAGTGTTAAATTAAGATCTGCGATAATAACGTTGTAGCCTTTTTTCGCTTTAATCTTTAACACGTTATCTCTCCTTTGCACATTAATCATTTCTTGGTAATCTACTATAAGTAATATAATATTCTCGAAGAATAATATAACACTTAGACTTCAATTTTTTTGTAAAAGTTGTCTTCAGTCAATAAATACAAACAAAATTGAATTATATTTTATTATAAAAAAAAGATGCAATGTTTTTAATTATATTGCATCAATTTATTGAAATATTTTTTAAAGTGTCATTAATGATTTCATTACACCTGCAGCTACTATTCTCTCTTCTAATTCATTTTCAATCTGATCAACAGTAAATTTACCAGACCGATATTTCTTAATAAAGTCATCATAATTTCTTAATTTTTTTGCCATGGGAGGTGCTTCTCCAAAGAATGGGTCAGAAACACTACCATCAGGTAATAATATCTTACCATACACATTAAATTTAATAACTACCCCTGTTTTAGAATAATTTCCTTTATTAGCATAATTAGCTACATCTTCGTATGTTTTTGACCATGATACATATGTATCATCTGATAAAATCAAATCTTTAATAGCTTTTAAAAATTTACTTCTTTTAATTGTAACTTTATTATCATCAAATAAATGATAATAAGCTTCTGTTATTTCTTGTGATGTAAATTCTAATAATCCGTATGTTTCCCCACTATAAATACAATCAGGATTTTCATTCATTTGATAAACCACCTGTTCATACAATTGTGGTCTTGAATTGGGCTCATTAATCTATTTATATATGAAATCTCCAGTATTAGGGGCCGCCTTCTTTATTAATCTTTTCATATTATATACCTCCTATACAATTAAGGCCTATTATAATATAGAAAAGATCTTATTTTTTATAATAAAAAACCACTGTCAAAGTGGTTTATTCAAACATCATTTTTATTAATTGTTGTTTCAAATTTTCTTTTTCTTCAGATAATGCATTAATATGATCAATTTTTAAACCTAAATTATTCGACCATTCAAGTATTTTCATAATTTCTCCTAGTCTAAATATTAAAGCATCATAGTCTTCATTATACATAAATGTTGAATTTAATTTCATTCTTCTATCTTTTCTAACTCATATTCAGTTACTGGTATACCCTTCTTTTTTGCCATGTCTACTTCTTTCAAAGATTGTGGACCCCCGCCTATTCTATAAAGAACGTCAATAGTGTCAATAAAGACGTTACTTTCATCTCCCCAGTCTTTACCTTCTACAATTATATCTTCTAATCCTGGAAATAAATTATCATCTAATCCCTGTTCACAAATAACGCCTACTGTTTTTAACCCTAGATTTGAAGCCATAAAATAAGTCATTTTGGGAATGCCATACATAGTCCCACCGGAAACAATAATAGCATCTTTACCATATTTACTTAATATATCATCAAATACTTTGTATAGGATATTCTTTGCTTCCCATTCATCAAATTTTGTAGTTGAATAACCAACAATTCCAATTCTTTTTGACATAAAAATCCTCCTGTTATATTTTTTAATTATTTATCTTTCTCTCTTTTTTGTTTATTTATTCTTTTTTGACCACAGTTCTCACAAACAGCAACATACTTATTAATGCTCCCCACGTCTATGTTGCTCTTTTTATTATGTTCAGCATTATCAACTTTGTACGATATATAAGCATCTTTACCACAATCTACACATACTGCATGAAGTTTTTCTACATATTTTGCTTTACAAGCTAAATGTGGAACTATACCCCATGGTTCACCTGATGCATACATATCTAATCCAACCATTATAACCCTTTTTCCACGTTTGACTAATATATCCACTACCTCTAATAAATCATGATTGAAAAATTGAACTTCATCAATTCCAACCACTTCCGTATCATCGTGGAGATTATCTAATATCTCTTTGGCATTATTTACAACCGTTGCAATCATTGCTCCAGATAGTTGTTCCATTATTTGTTCAGATAGAGAATTCTTTGTATTATCCTTAAAATGAACATCTAATATCTTCTCTACATTTTTCTTTACAACATTGTTTTCATGAGTAGCAACAGTATTTAAACCATATCTATCATCAAGGGTTGGCTTGAATAGTTGATATTTCTGACCTGCAATCTTTACTCTTTTTAATCTTCTTATTAATTCTTCACTTTTCCCACAATACATCGAACCAAATATAAGTTCACTCCAACCTACCATAATAACCCTTCCCTTTATTTAAAGTAACCATCAGGCAAATTATACACTTTAATATTATCAACATTATATTTTAGACTCTCTATTTCTTGTGTTATAGTGGCAATTGTATGATTAACTTCTGTTAAAGTGTCATCACTCATATGTTGTCTTATTTCAACATCTTTTACCGTTGCCAATAATGAATTTAATTTTTGTTGTATTTCATTAATTGATTGATTTTGCATATTCATTATTTGGGCCATGTTGTATATAAGAGCACCCTGATTAGATACTGTATTATTTAAATCATTTAATATAATGTTATTCCTATTTTCTACTTCTACAAGACGTCTTAAATAATTCTCTAAGACATCAAATTTCTGCTGATCCATGTCATCATCCCTTATAAGGTTTCACTAGAGGTAATCTGAACTTTGTACTCTCCATTTTTATTAATCCTAATGGAAGCTTTCTGTCCACACCCATCATCAATAACAATTTTATCCAAGTTATTTGCTGCCAAAAAATTTACCACATCAGAATGAACAAATTTATAAAATTCATCCTTTGTCATTTTATTACCCTTTAAATTAGCTATACTTTGCATTTTTTGTATCTCCTTTTTTCTTAGAATTTGAATATATAATATTAAAAAAGAGCTAATATTTAAACATAAAAAAGATAGAGTTTTAACTCTATCCTTTTAAAAATTAATTATAAAAGACCTACTAATACAGCCTGCTCTTTAGTAAAGTAAAGAGCTTTTTCTGGGTTATTTACACAGTGACCTTCAACACCTTTAAGGTAGTTAAGTTCTTTCATTAACTTACTTTTTTCTGGTTCTACTGCAGCATCTACAGCGGCTTGTTTAGCAGCTATTTTAGCAGCTAATAATGGAGCAACTTTATCTGGAGTAGCCTTGATTGGTTTAAAACTTGGGAATTCATTTCCTACGAAAAACTTAGGAATTATAATACACATCCTAAAAATTTAGATAGCGGACAAATAATTTGCTATCCATATATCTATAGAATAAATTATAAATCTTATCTCATTATTGGAATAGAAAAAATAGAAGACCATATCTATAATTTCATTACAATTTTAGGATTTTAAAGGATTATTCTTTATCATCCAATAACCAACAGTTAAATTTTCCATTTAGCCATTTATCTGAAATTTCTTCAAATCTTAAGTGTTTATGATGTTCAGATAAATTTTCATCTTTACCAAACCAATAGTTGATGACATCTGAATAATATTGTTGTGCTTTCTTATTGAGCATTAATGTATCGGTAAGAATAATAGGACAATCTCTAAACATACCATCATTAGGAGCGTAATAAGCATATATATTTTGAGTTTGTTGATATACTTGACCTAATATATCTCCTATACTTACACCAATTGGCAAAAATTCAGGTATTATAATTGTTATCCATGCACTCTCATATTTAGACATAGAAATACTCCTTTGCATTAATACTTATATTGTACAAAGGAGTATCTAAAAAAATAACAAATATTTTACCACACTATTACATCAACTTCTTCTTTGGTTGTTGCATCATTTACTTGTTTTCTCAACATTTGAAAAGTTATCATTTTTATTTGTCGACTAATTGCAGCATCTTCACATAATTTTAAAAATTCTTCTTTAGTAAATTCATAAGCAACTGGCTCTTCTAATGCTTTCCAATATATTGGTAATGTACTACCAGCTAAAACTAAAGTTAATTGTCCGGTCATATTAGCTTGATCTTCAATTTCAAATGGGTAAAATTTTCTAACAGGATTACCATTTTCATCTAATTTAGCAGATGAATAGAATCCCTTTAGAATATCCCTATTACATACCTCTTGTAGTTCTATTATTTTTTGATGTTTATATAATGGCGATACCTGTAACATTAAAATATCTAATTCAGTTTGTAAAGGCTGCGGTTTCTCTAGTATATTCCAAATAATTTTAATCTGATCACCATCTTCTATCAAAATTACTTCTGAAGTAAAATCAACTTTTCTACCCATATATATTTCGATTGCTTCCCATAGTTCCATTTCTTTACCCCCCTACATTAATTTTGAAATTGTCATCCAAGTGTTATCAGCTATAATATACTGATTTGATTGCCCACTATTTTGAAAAGCAAATATCTCAATATAATCATTTACTAATAAATCTAACATAACAGTTACATTCAAATTTGTATGTGTAATATTCGTTTTAAATATATCAGGCATAGTATTTCCTTTGCCAGTATTCACACCATTTTTATATATGGCAAATGTCCTTACTCCCTGAGTATTATAACTGAATTGTACACCTATACATAATAGATACCTTCCTGGAGCTTTAGGAGAAAATCGATAATCAGATAAATTAAATTCATTGTGTGTATCTTTAATTTGCATATTAAATCTTATCTTTGTCCATATATTATTTGGTAAATTTTGATTAACAGCGGTTATGTTTAAGTCAATCATTGTCCCAGGTGCCAAATCTGCGGAAGTTATAGAACCATCTTTGATATCTATACTCGTAATACTATCATCTCTGATATTAAAACTATTAATAGCTCCTTCTTTAATTTGATACCCTGATATTTTTTGAATAGACATATAGACTTCACCTCCCCCTAAATATCATATTCAGAGACCACCGGTTATGCTATTAACTCCATATGATTCAAAGCATCCAGATAAGAATCATATATCATCATTTCAGTCTAAAAACGTCTATATAAAAAAAATACTATTGGACTTTATTTATATTTAGTCCAACAGTATAAACAAAGATATCAAATTAATTTATTAAGTTGTCTAAATCCTCATTATCCAATGAATCTAGTAAATTACAAGTATCTTCATAACCTGCGGCTGCAACTTTATTTACATTATCTTTGGATAAAGCTAAAAGAGGAATCTTTTTTAAACTAAATAATGGAATTCTTATTTGTGGGACTGTTACTTGTCCATAATCGTTTTGATTTGCTTCTTTTATCATTATTGAAATCATTTGCCCCGTTATATCTGTTAAACAATGACTATCTAACTTTTGTCCCCTATATTCCGCTGCACTGCTCACAAATATAAAATCTGCACCCATCTCTTGACAAAGATTAACCGGACAATTATTTACTATTCCACCATCTAGTAAAACTAAATCATCAATTATTACTGGTGTAAACACAAATGGAAAACAAATACTTGCACGAATAGCTTTACTCAGAGCAATATCATTGATATATATTCTATTCTCAGTAATTTCTATTGTATCATTATTTGTAAATATAACATTTTCTCCACCATTAATATTAGTAGAAACAATACCTAATTTCTTAGATACATCTATAATTTTAATACCTCCAAGTAGTGCATCAATCTTCTTTTCAAGCTTATTTCCTTTAATAAGACCACTAGGTAATTGACGAGAAAATAATGATTTTAATATACCAGAGTAATCAATATCAAAAACACTCTTATTTGTTGTGTAGAATAATTTAAAAATCTCATCTAATTCAATATTACAAGCATATAAACCAGCTATAATGGAACCCATTGATGTTCCGGACACAATTTCTGGATAAATACCAAATTCATGCATAGCTTTTAAAACACCTAAATGAGCAGCAGCTGTCATTCCACCACCACTAAGAGTAATACCGATCTTTTTCATTTTCAACACCTCCCTATAAAAAATACTGTTATCCTAAAAATTTATTTAGGATAACAGTATTAATAAAGAGAAAATGTTATTTACAGCAATCGCAATTGCAATCTTTATTTTCATCACAGTTACAGTTGTCTGAACAACCGCCTTCGCAACACCTACAACCGCATTCTATTGCTTCCTTTTCAAGTTCTTCATCAGATATTCCACAACTGCAACAATCAAATTCTTCAACACTCTTTGTGCCAAATATCTCAGCTACTTTTTCAAAAAATCTCTTAAACATAATTTCATCCCCTTTCGTTAGATATATAATATTCAAATCGAATATTATTTTTTACTAAAATAACAATGATCCTGGATTATCCCATTGATCATATAATTTACAATCGGGCCGGAGAATTAAGTATTTTACAGTATCTTCTGATGTATTATCTTTATTCATGCAATTATTATCAACAACTGTACTCATTCCATCAACTATATACCGCATCGCTCCGAAAGGTAATATCCTTGGGTCTGTACCAACTTTTCTTATATGTTTATCAATTTCTTTGAGTTTTTTATCATCACATCTATGTTCTACAATCCACTGATCTTGTGGTGTATCACATTTAGAGGAAGTATACAGCTTCCTAAACGTTATTTGATCAGCACCCAACTTTTTAGCATATTCGAAAATTTCCTCAGGAGTTTTATTATTATATACATCAGTCATATTTAAACTTAACCTGAGGCCAAATCTATGCTTTTTTATAATCTTACAGACTTCCATTATTTCAACTTCTAAACCATTTTTGGTGTCATTATACTCAGCATTACCAATGCTATCAAACATATTAGAAAGTGAAAGGCTAATGTTTTTAACACCCACAGTACTTCTAAGGAATTCTGCATAAGAATCATCTAAAAATACTCCAGATGTTTGCATTTCAATCCATCTAAATTTGTCGTTTCCTAATCTTTTGTTTAATTCAGCAAATTTTAAAAGGAAATGTTTGTTCATTAAAGGTTCACCATTACCAGTAAGAATAACAGTATTACAACCGTTATCTCTAGCAAATAATAATCGGTCAACATACTCTTGTTCAAAGAAGTATGTTTCACCATTCATTTTTTCAATTAGATTCTCATATTGATCTGAATGCATATGTGAAACACAAAATCTACATTTGTTTGGACATTTAGCTGGAACATGAATACTCAAACTTTGGATTTTCATTTTTACACCCCTAACTTTTTAATTTGTTGTTTATCAAGTGATATTACTCTCACACCAAATTTATCATCAATTTCAATTATTTCACCAGTACCTATCTTTACACCACTTACTAATATATCAAACGCTTGGCCTATATTTTTATTAAATTCAATTATTGAACCTGGATGTAAAGATACAATATCACCTATGGTTTTATTAGTCTGAGCCAATTCTACAGTCACCGGCACATTAATATCCATTAATAAATCTAAGTTATTCTTGGTAGTGGAATTGTCATCTCCAAATTGTTGAAACTTATGTTTTTTAATATCCATTTTCTTTACCTCATAATCATATTATATCATGCAATTTTATTATTGTACATCTTTAATATCTGAAAATTCAACAGTAATATTATCACCATAAGATGTAATCTGATTTATTTCATACACAGATTATCTTTTCACCCATTGGATTTACAAAAACATATTTTCCCCCTTGGTGTATAAAAACACCATCTGGAAATATGTCTATTAATTGAGACATATATTATTCATTATTATCAAAAATAAAATTTTTGATTCTAAAGAAATGAGATAAAATTGAAAAAACTCTATTTAAACACCCTACTCTAAAAGAGGCAAATAAAATCCAGCAACTTAAGATTATTAAAGTTAATATTCCCAACAAATTTATAAAATACCAAAAATACATTTTAACACATTCTCATCTTTCTCTATATAATAATTATATAATATATATGTAAGAATGTAAACATAAAAAATAACGCTTTCGCGTTATAAATTAAGTACGCCTTGAGGGACTCGAACCCCCGACCCTGGCATTAGAAGTACCATGTTCTAAGTCCAACTGAGCTAAAGGCGCATATTTTATTTTAAATAAAGTTTTCCCATTAAAAGTAAATCTTCAAATGTATCATGATTATAATCATGAAATCCAACAGTAAATTTCTTTTTTCCTTTAGGATATAGCATATTATAAGGATATAGTTTAATTTTCAAGGTTCTACTATCTATATATCCATGATGACATCGTTCTACATACACAACATCATATTCTTCTTCTAAATTTAGGAAATCCTCAATTGTATTATACTTTTTATCCATAGTAACTCCTAAGTGCGGATAGAGAGACTCGAAATCTCACGGAGCCTAGTCCATACAGCCCTCAACCGTACGCGTATACCAATTCCACCATACCCGCATATTAAAAGCGACTAAGGGGATTCGAACCACTACTGTCTCTTAAAGCAAGTAGAGGGAATTGAACCCTCATATCCAGAGTGGAAATCTGGAGTAATAACCTTTATACTATACCTGCTAATTATTTCGTTTAAAACAATTTGCTGCAAATAAATCCTAAGGCGTACCCTAGGAAGTTGAAAAGTTATATCTCTATAAGAGACCTACGACTTTTCTAATATATTAATAAATTATTTTAAAAAGATGGTGGGTAGTTTCCTACCCTTAAATAAAAAAACCAAAAGTCCCTGTATAACTTATTGTCATACGTCGGAGTGAGAGGACTTGAACCTCCGGCCTCTTGATCCCAAATCAAGCACTCTAGCCAAACTGAGCTACACCCCGTTATTTACTCCATGTTTTATACATGGAGTAATTTTAATTAATATCTCGAACCGTAATTATCTCCGCTGGATTTTCCACTGAAATTATTTCTTTGGGCTTTTCTAGCTTTCCTACAATCGGGACATCTTACTGGTTCATTATCGAACCCTTTCTCTTTGTAAAAATTTTGTTCTCCTTCAGTGAAAATAAAATCACTACCACAGTCTTTGCATTTTAAGTTTTTGTCTGACATTAAAAAATTCTCCTTAACTTTGTCCAACGGATCAAATATATTTATTTTACCTTTTCATAGGTAATCAGAATGATGGGACTCGAACCCACAAACCCTCCGGACCCCTTGTCCGGCGTCTCGCCTTTGTGACTGCATTCTGAATCAATTTTATTATAACATATAGTATTAAATAAATAAAGGTTTTTTAACAATTTATAACAATGGTAGATGCTTACATATAGGGTCAATTTTACTAACCTCGTCTGGGCCTATTGCTACAGCAGTATAAGTAGGTACCCCATTAAACTCGGTAAGTCCTGCATCTTGAATGAGAGAACAAGGCAAACCATTCACTAAAGCTTGATTATATATATCTAACAATTCTTGTTCACTATTAACAGAAACACATATTTTTGTGAATAATCCTTCCATCCAATTTCTCATTGCATTTGTAACGGACATTTCATAGCTATTATCATCACAATATAATGCGGGAATTCTATGAGTCATCCTATCAAAAAATACTTTCATTGAAGCATGAGCACCTTGAGCTACCATTTTACCTTTTCTCATATTGAGATCTTTACGAATTATTATTACTTGTTTTGTATTCACTATCATCACCTCAAATAGCTGTAGACGGATTCGAACCGCCACCCTCTTCCGTATGAAGGAATTGCACCACCAATTGTGCTATACAGCTTTATCTTATTTACTTAGTTTTCTAGCCACTTTAATACTTTCTTTATAACCCTTTAAAACTTCTATTGCCTCATCTAATTCTCTCATTTTTTCCAGTTCTTCTTTAAATAAAACATTCACTAAAGGCATTTTCATTACAGCAGCTATTAATAAATAATCAATATCTCTTATTAAAGTATCTTCACTATTAGAAGAATTTTGTTAAATATGAGAAGTGGTCTTTACACGATTCGCAACTTTATCTACTTCCCATTCTTGTTCTTCAAATAATGAATAATCTTTTATTAAATCTAATGCTTGTGATATATCCATTATATCCTCCATTAAAGGGTTTAACCTACAAACCTACTGCGTGTCTTTCAACGGCTAACTTCGGTTAAATGGTGACTCCGCGGCTCTATAACCCTATGTGCGCTTAGCTATAGATTTTCACACTGTACCTGCCACCAGTTTTTCTCCTCATCTCAGCACCTCGGCCAATTTAATGGCTAGCACATCGTCCTAAATTTTTTTACGAGGCGAGGAATAGGTACTAATATATAATAATCATTTACAAGATTTTTTTAACCTCTTAATTGGAAATATTTTTTTACCTTCAAAATCAAAAGTATTGTAATCAATAAATAGCTCTTCGCCTCTGCCTACATCACATTTTGTATAAAAATAATAATTATCAAATCTATCTTTTTTATAATAAACGTTAGGATTTATTGAATGATTCATATATGTACATAAATCATTTCGTTGCATACCATGATCATTGTTTTCCTCTGAGATATGTATTTTCCACATTCCCAATCCAATATTGGTATTAGCTTTTAAATCTATTGCTGCAAATATTCCCAACCCATGGATAGACGAGTGTTTGATCTCATATAACATATTATTGACCCCTTTGAATATCAACTAAGTTTTCTACATCCCAAACATATTCCCTGTGCCCACCTAATATCTCTGGACAATGTGTGACCATAATTAATTTCTTCACATTAGGAAGATTTAACATATCATCTGCAAAATTGCGTCTCTTTATATTATCCATACTTATCTCGGGAAAATCAATCATTACAATAACATCTGGCCCAGCATTCATAATTTGAGTTAAAAAATTGATGGCTTGCATTGTACCTGAATTTATATAATTACTATAACTCCACTTAAACTCCTGTTCTAAAACTGATTCATCAATTTGATCAAGTCTCCACTTCTTTATAAAATCTAAATCATATCCTCTCTCACTTAGTTGATTTAATACAACTAAAGATTCTGTTTGTTCTAGTACTTTCTTAAATTCCTCATATGTCACATCCAATGTTCTAGGATAAGGAAAATATACAACATTTTCACCTTGCTCTGTATAATAATACCTCATAGATTCAAGGAGTTTTGTTTTGCCACTTCCATTGTGACCAATAATAATTGTTAATTTATCCTCTAATGGGAAATATATTGGATATTGATCAAATAACTTCTTATTTATAGCAACTAATTTCTTCGATATATACATAAGAAAACTCCTTTACATAAAATATAATATTATTATATCATATATAAAAGAGTTTGTAAATAGTACCCCCAATATGAATTGAACACATATATCGGATTTCGTAGACCCGCACACTTTCCATTATGCTATAGGGGCATGATTTTATCTTTAGTATATTATATATAAAAAATTAATTTCTTTTACCAATATTTTTCATCACTATGATCTTTTGTAAATTGTTTGTCCAAATAATCTCCTCTATCTGGTGCATCCAATTCAATTTCCTCAATATCATCCCAACCCGGTATATCATCTTTAGTAAATTTTGCAAAATCACTATTGAGAAATTTTTCTCCATAATATTCTACAGGATCAACTTCAAATCTTCCCGTTTCATCTGTAAAAGGATCAACAATTCTTATATCTTGATATTCAAAATGTATACATTTCTTATCAAAATCTGGATCATTGGTATTCCCTGAATCTTCCATTTGTTTTTGTCCTATTTCACGAATTTTATCCATATCTAACATCTTAGGGTCTATGGAACTTTTCCTTATTAATCTTTTCACAACTTTCCCTCCTTATTTATTAAATATATTTTTTATCTATCGCAATACCATAATATGGTTTAGCAATATTATTAATAGTATCTTCTACTGAACCTAAAGCTAAAATATCTGCTAAATATTCATCTTCTTTAATTAGAACTTCTATTAAAAAGTCTTGTTCAAAACAGTACACTGTATCATAATCATCAAATGTAATATAAATTTTTTTAATTGATACATACTTTGATAATTCATTACGTAGTGTAAGATATATATATTGTGCAAAAGGCATAAACATCAACTACTATTATTTTTATTATATAATAAAAATAAGTGAGTGTAAATATAATTCTTTAATTAAAAAATTATTCTGGCCACCAATTAATGGAATGTGTTTGCCTATTCCACAGATGGACAGTAAAAAAGACATCTTTTAAAGATGTCTTTTGGTATCAGTGGTGGGACTTGAACCCACAGAACTCGAATTTTAAGTCCGATACCTATGCCTATTCGGTTACACTGACATATAAGAGAGGGAATATAAAATGATATATTCCAATTCCACCACACCTGCATATTTACTTTACTTTTTATTATACACTATAAATAAGAAAAAGTAAACAGTTTATTTCATATTTCTTAATCTTTCTTGTAATTTCATTAACCGGCTACAAAATTCTTGCCTCGTTAAAATTGTCTCATGGGGATCTTTCTTCCCCATGACATGAGTTAATACTGCTCCATTTGTTGCAGCTAGTGCATTCCTAAACCCCTCACTTTGTTCAAACATTGCGTTATATGCTTTATCCAGCAAATCTTGATATTCTTGAGAATGTCTATCTATTGGTTTTCCACGCCAATATAAAGTTTGTAATACATGCCAATTTTTTTGCATTCCTTTAAGTTTAGCGGCTTTACCTACTAACTTACAAACTTCTACTTGCATATCAGGATTTCTATATTTTAAACTCTGCAAAAATCCCTCCATAGAATTGCAGATAACTCCATCTATTTCAAATCTGTGTCCTGCAAAATTAGATAATTTATTTGAAGGATAACCTCCATTACTCCTTATATCCATTTTAAACCACCTTTATATTTAATGCTCTCTCTCTGTTATATATGCGAAGTCCTTTTTATTAAAAAAGTCCAATTTAAAAGCAACAATTTTGACATGGTTATAGAAATTATCCGGTGAAACAATAACAACTTTCCTATCCATAAAATTATAAATAACAACTTCTAAATCCACATATAAATCTTTTATATCACTTTCATGTACAGAAAAATATTTATGTTCATTATATTGTGTCTTGATCTCTACATAATAGTAATTAGGTACACCACAATTGTCCATATTTAAAATCTGAGTTACTATTCCATTTATTTTCATTATTCTTCCTCCTAAATGTTTCTATTTCTATTATATCATATAAAAATGTGTTTGTACATAGAAAAGTTATATAACTGGAAATTATATGCTCTAGATATTAATTACGATGTGCTTTCTTTTTGCGTTTATTTTCATACATTAATTTATCTGCTTGATTTTGCAAATCTTCAAAATTTGCAAAATCCCTACTTAACAAATATCCATATGAAAAGCTTAATTTCCATGGCTTATTTAAACGTTCTAGTTTTTCATTGCAAGATCGTAAATTAGTCTGTATACGTTCCTCTATAAATTTAATCATATCTTCTGAATTTACATTTCTTAAAATGACTACAAATTCATCTCCGCCCATTCTAGCTACTAAGTCTGATTGCCTATAATCTAAATCTATCCTTACTGAATCTTGAAGTATCTTAGCCATCTCATTAATAGCTAAGTCTCCTTCTTTGTGGCCATAAGTGTCGTTTATGGTTTTTAATCCATCCATATCACAATAGATGAAACAAAATTGTTCATCTTCATTAGTCTTAAGAATATCATTTATTCTTGTAATAAACCCGTATCTATTTAATGTTTGAGTTAATTCATCTAATTCAGCAACGCCATGTAATTGACTATTTAATTGGTTTAATTCCCTAATTGTATCATTTAATTTGCTTTCAGTATAAACTAATTTGTCATATTCAGTTGCTAAGTTATCAATTAGATTTTGTTGCTTTTTCAACAATCCTGAACCCATTATTGCATTAGATATTGCCGGGCTTAAACTTTCAATTAACCTGATATCATAGTCTTTTGAATGTGATACAAAATATCCAAAATGTTCATGTTCAAAGAATAAAGGTTTTATAATAAGATTCTTGTGTTTTATTTTGCTCAATATTTCTATTGGGAGAATCTCATTTGTATTAAATTCATGTTCATAATTAATTTGTTTAGAGTTACAAACACCAAATATCAATTCTGATTTTTTAGGTACTTTTCTAAAAGAAGTTTCTAAGGTGTTAAATTTTTCTTTATACTTTACTATAAAGAAATCAGAAATAAAATTATCTTTTAATATTTTATTTAATTTATTAAATAAAATATTAATATCAAATGTTTGTATTTGTTCTATATAATCTTCAAAGAAATTAGCATCTACATTGATATTAGAACAATGAACATCACAAGTACAAGAACAACTTTCACGGGGCACACAATAGGAATCAAATGAATATATCCTTTGTTCTAATTCTTGATTATTATGTATATCCCTTAGAATATCAACAGCTTTTTGTCCCATCTGATCTAATGGTTGTCTGACAGTTGTTGCTTTCATCATATTTGCAAATTTAAAATCGTCAAAACCTGTAATTGATACATCGTTTGGAACATGTATTCCATGTTCATAAAAACATTTTATTGCTCCAACCATCATTTCATCATTTGCGGCAACTATAGTCTTAATTTTCTTATCTCTAATTTTTTTAATCATTTTTATTGCAGCTTTATATCCACTAATGACTGTAAAGTCTCCAGCATAAATATTAGATGGTGAGAATGATATATTATTTTGATTTAACATATCTTTAAAGATTTTAAGCCTCAAATTTGCCTCACTATTATGTTTTGGCCCGCAAATAAACGCAAAATCCTGTCTATCTGAATGAGACTTAATTAAATGATTCATCAAGTCTACCATACCAACATCATTATTGTTAGTTATAGATGGAAAACCTGGAATATCTATTCCAATACTTACAACAGGTATGTCTAACTTTTTAAGAAATGCTATGTAATTACTGAGATTTACTTCATTAGCAATTGTTGGAGTTATTGATATAACCCCATCAATAATATTGTTAGAAATCAATTCATATACAACATTATGTTGTCTCTCCATTAGATTGTCACTTAAAAAACGTCGTCCTTCATAAATAAAGAGGCCAATACCATGTTTATTACATTGTTCTTTAACATATTTACTTATGCTATATGAATAATCAGATGTATTATAATGTGATATTAATAATGCAATATTCATATTATATCCCTCTTTTATCATAACTTTGTTATTAAAGTTCTTAGTCTTATACAATTATATTATTATCATTAATGTACAAATTTTTAAACAAATTTTTCTATAATAATGACAAAATGACTAATTATTAAATAATTAGTCATTTTCTATAATTTATTTCCTCTAAATTTATATCCATTGGCCTTAAATCATAATCTATTTCTTCAATAATATTGTCTTTATCATATACTATCCAATAATCGCAACAACATGCCCAACCAGATATTTCTGTGCGAAAAATATAAACAAACCAACCTTTTTCCTTTCCTTTAGTTTTGAATATGTAATTTCCACAATTATCTTTTACTTGATTAGGACTATACCATGTATTTGAAATATAAATCTTCTCAAAAAATTTGTGATTATTACTTTCTTTTTCTTTTATTATTTCAATTAATTCCTCTTTACTTATCATTTTTTCACTCCTGCTATTGCTACTTTACAAACTTTATTTATTGGTGGCCATTCTAAATTTATTCCAACATCTTGTAATGTTTCAGTTACACTTAATCCCATTGCTTCCGGGGTATAGCTAATTTCATAATCTGGATGTGTGGTTAAGAATTGTGCAGTTGCTTTTTTAAGTTCTTTTCTTACTGAACCCTGCCAATATAAACAACATCTTGCTTGTTTATCTGACCAATTAGGATTTGCTATTTTCATTCTAGTGACATGAGAAGATAAATCAAATTCTACAATGATTGCATATATAGGTTTATCCATATCAAAGTATTGGTCAAACTTAGGGGCTCTCGGAGGACAATCTGGTCTTTTAGGATTATTAAAATTTGGACATCCTTTGGGGTGTCCTTCATAAGGTTTTAAACAATATCCTTTAAATTTATAATCAATAATTGGATTAACTTGTTTAATAATTGTATTCATAATATTCTCTCCTTTTTAGTTAATTAATTTTATTATATTAAAATCGTCCAAAAAAAATTACATAATAAAAAGGATATTATTAAATATCCTTTAACGCGGAGGCGGGATTCGAACCCGCGTCTACAGGGCATGAACCTGTTAAGGCAACCACTCCTCCACTCCGCAATATATTAAAAATATTTATTATTATATTAACCAGGCAGTATCCTAGCAACAAATGCCTGTACTGCTATTCTTGTTTTCCCTCCACCAGTAGGAAGCGTTACCATTGATTGTGTTTTATTTCCGTTTAACTTAAGAATTTTTAACATCTCGTCCTTCATTGCAATCTGATAATCTTGTAATGGTGGTAATTTAATTCTTGGTGGTATACTTTGAATTGCTGAAGGTTTCTCCTCTGATTTAACACCTGCAAATATTTCTGGAAAACCTACAGCATTCACAAAATCTATTGCCCAAGGGCCTCTATTATGCCAATTCTTATTCGCAAGCGGCGTTAAAATTTATTTTACATATAAGAATAATGTCTTACCAGTGTTTGTATCTACAAACTCATAACCAGTAATAGTTTTACCGATTAATTTATCTGGTGTTAACTGTGTTCCTATCGTGTCTCCCTCTTTCCAAGCAACAACAATTTGGCTGGCATCAGGTATATTACCTTCAATGTTTCTTGCAATGAAAAATTTGACCATATCTTTTGGATCAAACATTTTGAACACCCTCTCTTTCGTATGGCTCATTAGCCAAAGCACCTAACGGGACTCGAACCCGTGCCACAGCCTTGGCAAGGCCGCATACTAACCACTATACGATAAGTGCAAAATGTGTGAGTATAGTTGAACTAGTATCTACCCCACACAGGAGTCCATTAAGGTCTCCATGTAAATTAGTGTTATATAAATAAATATAAACAAATAAAAAATAACATTTAACAATTATTTTATAGCATCTAAAAGATTTTGTAATCTCTGTAGGGTATGTACATAATATCTTGTAGAACTAGACATATAAATATCTAATGTTGGTTATGGAGTGATCTCCGGATCTACAATGAAATTAACAACAATAGTTGTTTCAGTAACATCAATGTATTCAATCTTTGGATAATTATTATTTCTCTGTTGCATTTCAGAATTAGGCATTTGTTGCCAGCCAGCTACCACCATTTTTTAACCACATTTCTACGAGTTTCAGATGCTTCCCACTCATATGCTTTCCTTATTAATCTTTTCATATATCCTCCTTTAAAACTACTTAGCAAGTCTCTCTGCTAAAATAAATGATTCAATTATTTCTTGCCCATCTTCATAAAAATTTCCATATTTATCTATAGCAATAAATTTCTCATTCTTATCTGTAAATGATACGGGCATATCCTTTGCTTTTGCCATACAGTATATATCTAAATTTGCTGTTGAAAATAATGTATAAAAACCATGTTCATTTGATGGACAAAATATATTTAATATATACCTTCTACATAATAAAAAAATAAATCCATTTTGGGAATATATTTCAGTGGCATCATATTTTTTTCTTACCATTTTCTTCTATAATCAAAATCTCTTTTTTCTTATCGTATTTTAAAACTTCCGTTTTATCACCTTATAAAAAAATAGCATCCTATATAATTATTATATAAGGAGCTATTTCAATTGTAAACTGTTTTTTATAATTTATATAGAGATGGTTGCTAATCTCCCAAACTTAAATCTACGGGACCCCAGTCTTTTTTATAACATTGGGAGCATATATCCTCTATTTCTTTGTCTGTTAAGTCTTTACCTATAACTCTTTTTATTAATGCTACTATTTCTAATCTACCAGTTTTAGGGTCATGTGATTGACTATCCCAGTCACAACATACATCACATAATTCTAATCCATCTAACAGTGGACATTTTCGGTATTCATCATGTTCACCTTCAGAACATTTACACCAATTGCATCGGCACATTTTATTTCTCCTTCCTTTTTAATCAACCTTTAACTTCTTCTGAGCCCCTATCTTTTCTTTTGCAATTTGTTCAAGCAATCTTGATTTGTTTTCTTCAAGATATTTAATTGCTGCTTTAATGCCTCTTACGTCTGTAGGACACTCTCCTGGCCACTCATATGCAATTTCTAAATTATCAGGGTCAATCATTAAAGCCATATGATTATAATGAAATAATACTATGTAATCTCCCTCATTGGGTTGATGTACTTGCCATTTTGCTTTCCTTTGATTCTTACCTGCAAAAAATCTGTTAAAACAGTCATCTATTTGTTTCATTATATCCTCCTTGAATGCCTAATATAATAATCTTTAATATAATCAAAATACATATCAATAAGTTCTTTACATTCTGATAAATCATTACATGGAAAAGTATCTATTCGTGGTAAACCATGAATTTTTAGTGTTGGCCTAGGATCATCTAAACAACGAATTGATAAACAATAATAACTATTAATTTTTAAAGCAACAGCAATAAAATTACAAGCTTCTGATATTATTTCAACTTTCGTGTCAGATGATTTTATTAATTGAAGTATAATTGCATATTGATCTAATAATTGTGCAATCTCTTGCTTTAATCTTTCCATTACTTTTCGCCTTTCATACAGGCTTTAATTGTTCCTTTTATCTTACTTAGAGTAGATTTTGCTGTAGATGATGATATAGGAGTTATAGAGAAATACCCCCAACGATTAAATCGTTTAACATCTGGGTGTTGTTTATTTTTATCATTACTACCAAATTTATTCCAATAAGATGAATTGTAATATGGATCTTTAGGACTTTTTTCTGGATGATAGCATTCAATTCTCCATCTTCCTTGTTGAATTGTAACATCCTCAAATATTACACCTTGTTTCGAATATTCTTCTACTAATTTATTTACTTCATCTGTCAACCAAGTGTAATTTTCCACTTTGTAATCGTTAAATTGTTTTTCATACTCATCAACAGAGATATTAGAAAATAATGAAATAGCAATATGATTGATATATTTATCAACCATAATTTGTTTATCAATTGCCATTGGTATTTCTTGTTGTGCAAATGTCTCACCATTTATGTATACATGAAAATAATATGCACAATTTTCCGGGAAATAATCAATTGTTATCTTATTATGAGGATATAAATTTCTAAATGCTTTTAATATACCTTCTTCTATAATATCATAATATTTTCCTTTAATACATTTTCTGTTCAGACCTTCATAAGAACGACCCATGATAAATCACCTCTATTATATTATATCAATTTTTATTAAAAAAGTACAATAAAAAACAGCTTATTTAGCTGTTTCTCTTTGTTTATTTTAGTCATCTAAATAATCAGTTATATTATTGCTTATTTTAGTGGTTTCTCCAAAGAATTTATTTAACAATTCAGTTAATTCATCTAAATGGTGTTCTTCTTCTTGCATAATATGTGTTAATACTTGCTTTATTTCTGGATTGTCTATTTTTTCAATGTGTTCTCTATACTGCCTCACTGCCGCTAATTCTCCATCATAATCATCATGTAATGCTTTCAATACATCGTATTCGGCTTTTTTTAATCTCTTCACGATATCCCTCCTAAATATAATTAATAGTAAGTTGTACACGATAGTCTGTTTCATATTTTAATTTTAAATCTACTTTCATTCCATTAATTAAAACATCTAGCATATATTCATCATTTTTTATACTCAATTTCGTGATATATATCCCTCTAACATATTCACACGATACAATTTTTACAGATGGATATAATACAATTATTTCCTCAACAAAACCATATATTTCTATATGGTTTAAGCTGGGGTGGCTGGACTCGAACCAACGACTGTCAGAGTCAAAGTCTGGTGCCTTACCAACTTGGCTACACCCCAAAGTGAGGGACAATGGTGAAAGACAAACAACCTGGCCACCAGCTTCGAAACCCGGAATCGAACCGGATCTTATTTTTTCTTCCATAAAAAATCAATGTAGTCTTTCAAGCACCCTGTGATATATAATATGCTAACTTTCTAAAATTATTAACATTTTTATAATTTTTCTTGATTTCTTTTTTCTGCTTGTTCTAAAGTATTTTTATTAAACATTTGTTCATAAGATTTATGATCGGTGTCTTTGAACTCACTATCATCTTCCCCAGTACCCAAAGGGTTATATAAAGGAGTAGTAGGAATTACATGTTCTCTCATTTCTGCAGCTGCTACATTTTTTTTCAAACGACTCTTCATATTTTACCTCCTTGATTTCATACGTGATACAAATCTCATTTCACAAGTTAATTCACTACTTGCTTCTAATCTTAGTTCTAAAACCTTCCAAGCTTCAGTTTCACCTGTGATATATTCAGCTAGATTTTTTGCAACAGTAATTGTATAACCTGAATTTAAAGCAAACTTACCATCTTTAACCTCTATACGTTGTAAATAGTCTTGTAGTAAATCTGTATTATTTTCAATTCTTTTTAATAATGATTTTAAACTACTTACTTGATGTACATAAGCCTCTTTATCAATCTTTCCTATATCTAAACTATATAATGATGTATATTTATTGTCTTCCCATAGAATAGAATCAACAAAGGAATTTAAGGCCTCAAAATCCGTATTAACAGTAAACACTTGTTCATTTATTATAAAATTATACTCCATAAAATCACTCCTCTTAATAAGAACATTTTGTTTTTGAATATAAGAAAAGTTAAATTTTATGATAGAAAAAAAGGAGCTAATACGCTCCCTCCAAATTAAACAAACTAAGCTTCAATAAGTTTTGCTATTAGGACGGCCACACAGTTGGCAATTATTTGATTTTATGTCCATTGTACTGTCCTCCTAATTTGCTAGTTTATTTATTATAAGATAAGAATTTATATAATCATTAAGTTGACCAAACATTTGGTTATCTATACTGTAACTTACTAAATTTATGTAATAAGAATTTAATAGGTGATTTCTTATTTGTATAGGACTATATGTATACGTTGGTTCTAATGCATTGATTTTTATTAATGTAATTTTATTATGAAACCAATTTATCTGAATTGCTAATTGTATAGGAGGTTCATACCTTGTTTCTATTCTAAGGGAGTAAATAAAAGGTGATTCATTAATATCATATATAAATAAATTATTATCTTTACAAATCTCTTTAATTTTTTTGATTGTTAAAATCTTTCTGAAAGGATTTATTATCATATGTATCACCTCATATAATATATTATATTACATTAAAATTGGTTTGTATGCAATTTCATTGCAATGATTAGAGGTTCATAGAAATCAGTTAATGCTCGTTCAGCATCTTCTTTTCGCTTAAAAAATAGCTTTGGGAACTCCCTGGAGGCATTTTGATAAGCATGATATTCATTTATTAATGTATCAATATAAAAATCTTTTGGAATTCCCAAAAATCTTATCCATTGCATATCTGTTATAGCTGTATATTGTACATCTTCCCATAATATACATCTTCTAACACAATATCCAAATTCTTTGCGGTAGTAAATAGCTAACTTAACTTCCATCTCCACTAAGATCACCTCTCCTTGGATATTATACCATAATCTTTAGAATTTGTAAATAAAAACTCTACACACCCCACATTAGTTACCCGTTCGGGATGACTTATAAGATAGAGCCCTGCGAACTGGCCTTGTTCTCCCTAAATTATCAAGCAAACGTATTCGAATGCGACTACATCTGCCCACTAACCAAACTACTCACACCTGATATAGACTCATAATCTAGAATCAAAATCTATATGATGTTTTCCCTGATAATCCACCAACTCGAGTTTTTATTTATATTATATTCATTTCTTTTTTAAATTGATTAATAGTTAAAGAATCATTAAGATTAATATCAGTTGAATTAGGTTTATTACATACTAAATAATGTTTATCTTTATTAGCTAAAATAAATTTCATACTAACAAATTTTTCACCAATATAACAAGCATTAGTTTCTGGATTAAAATAATTATGATATACAGCAATCCATATATCATCTACGAGTGTTCCATCGTCTAAACAACCATTTAAAACATATTTTGAATATTTATTAAATTCATTATCATATAATGAAAACCAATCATATAAATTTTTATTACCATCTCTTAATAATCTGCCCTTAGCATCTATAAAATGATTAGTTCCAGCTATTAACATATCTAATTTAATTTTATCTAAAATGCTTGGACCAGCATTATACTTAATAATATTAAAACCTTGTTGTTTTAAATATTCATTAAAAAATATTTCTACACCTTCACCAAAACTTGCTATAACTTTTCTATCTTTATACGCGGGAAATTTATCATTTCCATATTGATCTTTGGACCGTTCATATTCAAAAATTCTTCGTATAGTATTTATAAAATCAAAATAACATTTATTTTTCCTTTTTTCATCAATACTAAAAGTATGTAAACATTTATTTAATGTTGGAAAATCTTTTTGAATATCATCTAATTTATCTACTATACGATCTCTCAATAATATCATTTCTTCATCATCTTTGGTTTTAAAATGTAAGTCTTGATGCGCATAATGTTTTAAAGACTTTAACTCAATTTGTGATTGCATTGTATCACTCCTATGTAATAATACTCTTATTACATAGTAAACATAATATATTTAATTTTTAACAATAAAAAACGGAAGGGGGTGGGATTCGAACCCACGGAGCTTTTACACCCTCTAGTTTTCTAGACTAGTCGTTTAAACCACTCACGCACCCTTCCTTATAATTATAATCTTTGTAAATATCCTTCTAGTATTTCAAAAAATGATTTATTGTTCTTATCAAAATAAAGCGAACAGTCAAGATAAGAGTAATTGTATTTTTCATATGCCCAACCGGAACGAATCAATTTGTCTTCTTTATATTTTTCATACTTACTTAGTAAATACCGAGTAGCTTTTTTAGTACCCCCATATTGTATCTCTAAAACACATTCTCCATTTTGTGGATTAATGCTGCCTTTAATTTTATATCTCAAAATTTTGTTTTGAATAATTATTGAATAACACGATGGACTTTGCCAATCCCAAGCATCATAAACTCCACCATCATATTCATAAATTTCAAATTGCAATTGTGAATTTTCATCGCGTAATTTAAGTGCAACATAACTAGTTTCCATAACTGAAAGAAGTTTTGTTTTTAATTTTGTAATAGTCATATTAATTCTCCTTTGTATAAAAAAGCGGAGAGCCTCGGACTCGAACCGAGAAGGGCATTTTACCTCCCACGGCAGTTTTCAAGACTGCTGTCTTACCATTAGACTAACTCTCCATATTTTTCATTATTAAGTTTTAAAAGGGTGGCCAGCGGAATTTGAATCCGCGCTTGCAGAGCCACAATCTGCCGTGCTAACCACTAACACTATGGCCACAGTACAGGTAGAGGGACTCGAACCCCCAAGATATGCCATTTCTCGACTTGAACGATCTACCCACAACGTCTTGTGGTGTTCTACCATTGAGCTAAACTAGTAACAATCTATGAATAAAAAAATCTTGCAATTTCTTTAATAGCACTTTCATATGAATCAGAAGCATGAATTAAATTATGAAAACCATCTGATCCATAGTCTCCCCTTATTGTTCCTAACGGGGCATTCAACGTTAGTCCAATCATATCTCTTACTCTTTGAATAGCATTTTCTCCTTTTAATACTATAAAAGTCAATTTATTACTTGTGATAAATTTTCTCATATCTTCATAGAAGAATTTACCAGCTACATGTCCATAGTGTTCATCAAATTGCATATTTGTTATTTTGTCAAATTTAAAACTTACTACTTTTAAACCAGCTTCTTCAAATCTTTTAACAGTTTCAAATACAATATTCTTTTCTACTGCATCTGGTTTAAAAAATATTAGTGTTAACTCTTGCGACATAGCAATTCCTCCTATGTATCAGTATTACTTTTCATAGCTTGTTCAAGCCATTTATCCATTTTACCATTCATGATTTCTTTTACTTTATCTTGTGATATTCCAGCCCTTGATAATACTGCTAATACAACAATAAGTACGTCACAAGCTTCTTCAGCAACATCATCTTTAGTAAGTTTTTTATAACCACAACCTGGAACACCTTGATAAGATAATACAGCTTCAGCAAGTTCACCCATTTCTTCAGATCCTTTTAATGTCATTTCAACAAGTGATTTCTTTTCATATTTAGCTGCAATCTCAAAAATTTTATCCATAATCTCTTGCATCTTATCACTTCTTCCTCTTTAGTTTAAATCGGCGCACCAGGAATCGAACCTGGGACCCCAGCTTTTTAATTAAATAGGTATGGAAGAATTTGAATCTTCGATCTTTCGCATATCAGACGAAAATGTTAACCCACTACACCACATACCCATATTATTTATTTTCTTTTAAAACATTTTGTATTATAAAATTCTAACATATTTCTTTTCATCCATTTACCAACTTTTTGCGGTGATATTTTTAATATCTCTGATACTTTTTGTACCCAACCATATTTTGAAAAATCTATATCAGAATTTAATATTAAATCAATTTTATTTTGAATTTCTTGTTTTTTTATTTTTTCTTTTTCTATTTTTTGTATCATTCTTTGTTCTTTTTTTTGTAATTGAAATTTAATTTTTTGCTCAATAATTTTTTCATAATTATCAGACGGAAACTCTAACCAACTGAGCTATGCACCGTTAATATATACCTTTTCCACAACATGGACAATATTCCATTAATGAATCTTCAGTACCAAGTATTTTATACTCTGTTTTACATTTTTCACAAGTATTAGTAAATTCATCGAGGTTTTTATTTTTACTTGTTTTGCCTGTAATTGACATACCATCATATTCTCCACAATCTGGACAAAATTTAACTTCCTTTGTTGTTTCAATTTCAATGAGTCTTTTACAATGCATACAGTAATATCTTTTCATATATAAACCTCTTTACATTATCATTTTTATAGCAATTATAATTGAATCAAAATAGTCTATTATTTCATCTGATAATCATAATGAAAATTCTTTTTCAAATATTTCATCTAATTTAGCAGCTGTTTTAGCATAACTTATTATACCCTTATTAAATGCAAATACACCCTCATATTTTAATAAATCTATTATAGCAACTACCTTCTGATTTTCAATAACAAGCCAAAAATTAGGTGAAGCTTCTTCAATTATAAACGAATCACTTATATGAAAGATTAATTTCATAACTTTCTCCTTTGTTGTAGTCCCTCTAATAGGAATCGAACCTATGCCGGTATCTAATCTTCCCTACATATCATCCCCTTAGATAACATGTGAAGCTTTAGATTTAACTCACCCTTCCATTAGGGCCGCTCTACCACTGAGCTATAGAGAATATCCTGTGATTATCCAATTTTTTAATCAACCTCCTTACTTGTTGAACAGGCCCACTAGGATTTGCACCCAGACTGTATGGTTTTGGAGACCAACTGACTACTACTATCTTATGAACCCATATAAAACATCATTCTAGTTGGATTTTAACCAACAACCTGCATTACAGTCGTTCTACATTGAACTATAGAATAATGCTATTTACTATTTTATTATATCAAATTTTATTGCAATTGTAAACAACTTTCTAAACGCTTTATTTCTTCACTTACTCTTTCTAATTTAACTTTAACTCCTGGTTCATTTTCGTATTTAAGATAAATCTTTTGCATAATAAGAAATTTTCTAAGCTGATTTTCCATAATACTTTTCATTAAATCCATAATCCTCCCTCCTCATAATAAACTTAACAACTTTCTAAATATAATTGTTTTTCATCCATTTTAATACCTTCTTTTGTGATATAAGCGGAGGGTACAGGACTTGAACCTGTGTAGGTGTTACCCTGACTCAGTTTAGCAAACTGGCTGATTACCAACTCTCACAACCCTCCATATTTTATTTTAATTTATTTGCCACATCATTAATATTACTCATTAATTTTAAAGCTGCTACATATTTTTCACCATTTACTTGATTGCCCGTTTTTCTTTCTCTTTCACTATCATATAACCAAGTTACTGCTTCATAATAACCAAGCTTATATAATTCATTAAATACATTTTGGCTTTCACAAAGCATATTATACTTTCCATTTTGTCTTATTTCTTCTAAACCTTGTATAACACTATCTGGAATATCTTTTTCGTTAACCATATGTTTCTCCTTAGTTACTATTCTGCTAATTTATTTAGCACTCTTTCATGTTCAGTAATTTCATTTAAAAACTTATGCCAGTTATCGCCTTGCCAATATGCATCATATTCTTGGGTATATTGAATTGCTTTATTTTTAAGCAACCATTTTTTAAGAGCTTCATCTTCTTTAACAAATCGTACTACACTTACATCCCAATCATCTCCACTACTTAAATTTTGTAATGTATTTACAACATATTCATATTTAAAATCTCCAAATTCAGTATGGACATATTTGACTGGTTCAGTTTTAAAAATTATTTTCAGCATATTGTTCTCCTTAATATAATACAATAACATTATATTATATTTAAATGCATTTGTACATAAATTATAATTATTTTACTTCATAACCAAAAGCATATATTATATCATAATCTTCAAGTTTTGCAATTACTTCTTCTTGTCCTGGATAAAATAAAATATTAGCAACTATTTTATCCAAAGTATCCTTATGCTTATCTAAATATTTATTTACATCTAGACCGGATACATTGCTTTTTATAATGACTGATTCATCACGATTCCATGCATCACCATGTTCAGCTTCATTATATAAATAATTATATGATTTTGAAAATGATTGATATCTTCCACCAATTTTTATATGTTGTTCTACTTCTTCTAAATTACTATCAGCATTAAGACCAAATACTTGTATTAGCCTATATGCTACTCCGGAATATATACAATCTTGATTTCTATCAATTATAGATTGAATTTCAGAATCGTCTACACCTCTGTGATCTCCAGATATCCAATCTTCTAAATGTCTAATATCTTTTACTATTTGTTCATCTTCAGCTTTTTTTACAAGTCTTTTCATAAATTGACCCCCAATTTTGTAAAATCACCCCTAAGGGATTCGAACCCTGCATCGCCGCCGTGAAAGGGCGGTGTCCTAAACCAATTAGACGAAGGGGCGTTATTTATGCAATTGTAATATATATTACATATCTTCCTGCAATTTTTTTTAACTCTGTTTCTAAATCTTTATTAGTAGACAATTTTTCTGCAATATATTTTTGTTCATCAATTGTTATGGTTACATCAATATAATCATCATAAAAACTATATAATGAATCATGTTCTTTAGTCTTAATATTAAAATCTTTAACAAAATTTAATTGTTTAAGATATACTTTTATAAATTCTGAAACAGTCCAAATATTAGGATTCATTTTAATCATACCTTTCATTTGTATTAAGTGGACACGGTGGGAATCGAACCCACCTCGTGCCCTAAGCTGGCCTGGTAGGGATCGAACCTACGACCTTAGAGTTAACAGCTCTCTGCTACTACCGCTGAGCTACAGGCCAATGAATTCTTTTATATATTGAATCCAATATTTTGTATCTTTATAAATATCAGACCATTTTACTCTTAATATTTTACTTCACTTTAAGATATAGAGCTGGTGGATGGAATTGAACCCCCAACCTACTGCTTACAAGGCAGTTGCTCCGCCAATTGAGCTACACCAGCATATTAGATACAATCACTTAGCTAGGGGGAATTACCCTGGTAACCCATTTCTACTAATGTTGTATCTATAACAACCTATAAGGGAATCGAACCCTTGCCCTCCGCTAGACAGGCGGATATACTAACCATTATACGAATAAGCCATATTTAATTATTATGTTGTAATTCAATGTATTCATACAGTTGTCTTTTTAATTCCTTTATTACTTTCTTTTTGTGATTCTTTGTTATTTTTTTACCACAATAATGAATATCTAATTTCCAATTATCAAAAAACATTTTTCTACCTTTTGAATTAACCCATCTAATGCATCGATTAAATGCTATTTGCTTTCTAACTTTTGAAGAATTCCATAATTTCTCTTTTTGTGATAAAAATTTTGCTAAATCAATAATTTTACTATCTTCAGTATCATCTGAAAACATTATGTATGAATCAATTATTCCACCCTTATGTCCAAAACAACAATATTTTGTTTTTATACCTAACAAAACATTAAATATAAAAAGTAATTCTATCATTTCTCTATCTTTTTCTGCTATAATATTATAAGTTATTTTCAATGTCTTAAATACTTCTCTCATATTATCTACTTTATTCATTGTATTTCTCCTTAAGCTTTAGTAAAACGGTTTTAAATGGAATTGAACCATTCTCTCTGGCTGAACCCGCCAGCATCCTAACCACTGAACGATAAAACCATATTGGTGCGCCGGGATGGATTCGGACCACTGTGCCGAAGGACCTGATTTACAGTCAGGTGTAATCGACCACTCGGCCACCGACACATATTTGATAGCGCATACGGGAGTTGAACTCGTAGTCTCTGGAGTGAAAGTCCAGTGTGTTTAACCATTCCACCAATGCACCTTATAAAAGGGGGCGGTTTCCTAAACCTATTAAAAGAAGGCGCCATATAATTTATAAATGGTGTGGGTACAGGGACTCGAACCCTGTCTGATAGATTAAAAGTCTACTGTGCTATGCCGTTAACACTATACTCCCATATTGGTACTACCGAAGGAATTTGAACCCTCACTTTATAGATTCTTAGTCTATCGCCTCTTCCAGATTGGGCTACGGTAGTATATTGGTGGCTAATTTAGGAATCGAACCTAATTAAGTTGTTTATGAAACAACTTCGGAAAACCATTCCGACCAACAGCCATATTAATTTATCTCCAATATTTTGATATACATAGCAAGATTCGAACTTGCACCTCCCAGTCTTGAAACCGGGTATTCTCCCTTTTAAAATACAATGCATACCAGGGAATTTTTTTAAGTGGACCGAACGGGACTCGAACCCGCAACCCTCTCCTTGCAAGGGAGTTGTTCTCGCCAATTAGAACTATCAGCCCATATTTGGTGGATCCACTAGGACTCGAACCTAGACTAGCGATACCGTTACCCGGGTGTGTTAACCATTACACTATGGATCCATATAGGGGATTATTGAACTTCACCCCCACCTTGCTCGATGAATTTTAATACTGCCTCCCTAGCAAAGTAATAACGATGTGTTTCTAATCCTCTCATTTTTTGCATTACTTCTATAGCGTCCTGGAAATCCTGCTCTGGTAACTTAAAGAATGCTAATATTTCATCCCATGTTTCGAAATATACTGCGCTGTCTCTCATTTCTCGTTCTATTTCAACATCAGATAAACGTCTAGCTTCCCAATCATCACATCCTGAACAAGAACCATAAGACCATTCATAGAAGCAAAGTTTTCTGTCAGGCATTAAGGCTAGTATTGCAGCTTCTCCTTGATAATCAGAATAACTCTGTTCTCAAAGTATTTCTGAAGTACCCCAGATTCTTTCCGCAACCTCACCATATCTACACTGATTAGCAACTGTTTCATTCCATCTCATAATTGTTTCCTCCTAAAATTTTTATTTTGGTTTAAAGCACCATTTGCTTTTTACATAATCTTTTATTTCTTTTAGGATTTATTCATTTATGAGAGAAGATGGATTTAAACCATCCTACAACTATTAAACTATGTTAATAGCTCTAGGAGAATCTAAATCTCGTTTTATATTCTTTTTCTCTTTATTTCTGTCATACCCTTTTTTAGTTCCATGTACCCTTGTCACTGGATTAACATTTCCCCAGGTTCCTCTGATGGATTTCATAATGTCTAAATTTGATTTTGTTTTTGTTTTCTTCTTATTTTTTGCCATTTTAATCACCTCTAATTTAATTATATCATTTGAAAATGCATTTGTAAATAGTTTTTGATAAAATAAAAACTCCTCAAACATTTTTGTTTGAGGAGTTTAAAAATCTTTACTTAATAAGCTTAACTCTTCCTACACAAAAACGTATTATGACTATTATCAAATTTATTGGCCCACACAAGTTTATTCTCTGATGTTTCAAGTGCGTACGCAAAATGGCTAATACTATCTATGTTATTAGCATAATTAAATGAATATGAATTCATATTCTTATTAATCTTTGTCATTTTACTCACGCTCCTTTTTAATCAATTTGAATAACTTATATTGTAATTATATATCATATACCGAAATTTGTAAACAACTTTTTGCGATTTTTTTCAAAAATTATTCTTTCGTTTTTAAGGCAGTTTTTAAAGCCTTCATATTAAGGGCTTCATTGTCACTTGATTGAGTTAATACTCTTTGGTCATCAGTTACTGCTACTACAACAGCATCGGCAATATTTAAAACTTGTTCGTTCCCTTCATCGTCAACTATTATTATCTTTGTGATTTTCATTATTTTTCCCCTTTTGACTCAAATTTGTTTATTTAATACTTCAAACTAACCTTTATATAACAGGTAATCTTATTTTTTTGCTCTCATAAAGTAAAAGTTTTCAAAATTACCTTTTTTCATCTTCTCGGAATCTAATACTTTAAATGAATTCCATCCTATTAAATAATGTTGATCTAAATCAAAGAATTCTTGAGCAACCGCTAACAAATCATCCGCTATATTTACCCATTGTTTGTTTTTATAATTAGAAGCAACAAATCCAAAATGTCCATCATCAGTCATAACTTGGCTACATAATCTACAAGTCTCTTTCCAGTAACCATCTAACCAGTCTTTATAATTAGGAAAAGTATTGATTGATTGTTCGCCATCATTATATTGTTCTAATTCAAAATAAGGTGGGCTTAAGAAAATACTATCAAAATGTTTTTTATAATGTGTTGCAAATCCTATTCTTTTCTCTAATTGTTCAGATGGACAACAATAAAATGTTGTTAATTTAGTTGGGTCATTATAATAATTAGAGACTTCTTTTGATACTCTAATGGTCTTTGGAATTACATCTACACCAACATATTCACTAGCCGTTGTATTAAAGAATCCTATTAAATAAGAATCCCAGTCAATAACGGGAGTAAATATTTTATCTGCTTGATAGATATTCTCGAATATCCAACTAGCTGTATATGGGTTAAATGTTGATGCTTTATTTTCTGTTCCTCGCAGTATAGCATATAAAGCTCCTACATTATTGTCTAAGACCTTCTTAATTCCCATCGGGAGTCCCCAACAACGAGGTAAGGTATAATCCTCATATACTGCTTTTAATGTTTGAAATAATGTTGGTTTGGTATTAAAACTGATCTTTCTTGTGTTATATACATCATCAAAGAAAAGATTCTTATTAATACGAGTTAAATTATTAGTCTTTCCTTTTATTATATTTCCAGCTAAAATATTAGTATCTAACTTGAAATGTGTATATTGTTTCACGTCAACTAGAGCAATATGCTCATTATACCATATCTCTAGATTGATTTTCCTATTGGTGACCATTATAGAATAAAGCATCTCTAGAATCTTATCTTTATTAACTTTCCTAAAATCTGTTATAGGAAAATTATCCAACCAATCTTTAATTAAAATACCTCTATTAGTAACGGCTTTGTCTTTGAAATCATTAAATGAAATAGAATTATTAATATTAAAATGGTTCATAAAATCTTGCAAGGTTGTTATTTGCATAGAAAAACCTCCCTTTCCTTCTTATATTATAAAAAGTAAATCGGAAGTTTTTAACTATTGTTCTTCATTATTTGATAATTGATGCATTAAAACATGTGCTTCTAATATGTCAATACAATATTGAATTTTTTTTACTGTCTTTTTATCTAATATATGTTTAGAAAGTTCAAATTGTTCTTTTGCTAATTTTAATTCATATTGTGCTGCTTCTTTATCGCCTTTTGTGTCTCTAACAACATAATATTGTAGTAAATCTAATGTATGTACTGTTCTTGAATATTCAGTTACAAATGGTTCATGTAAATGTATTTTAACAAATTCAACTTTCTCTTTAATTAAATTATTTATTATATAATTTACCTTTTTATCAGCTACAAATAAACCACATGATACTTTATAAGGCATAATTATTGTCCCCCTTTGGATAATTCTAAGGCTACAACAACGGCTTCAAAATATTCAACACAATTAAGAACATTCTTTTTTACATCCTTAGGCATTAAATGTTTTACTTCATCGTAAAAATGTCTCACGTTAAATGTTTCTATTTTGAAATTATTAATAGCCATTGGTCTATTATAATCAGAATATAGTAATGTCTCTAATGTATACATTAGTTTTATTAATGATTCTCGATTAGTATTCTTCCACCTATATCTATTGACAAAATCAATATAACTATTAATTTTTTGTTTCATATCTTTATCAAAACAAATATATTTTCGTTGGCCCATATAATCACCTATTTTTATTATATCAAGGGAATTTAAATAAGTAAACAAAAAAGAGAGTTTATAAACTCTCTTTTATTAATTAATATATTTAGAAATCTTTTATATTTACATCTGTAATTGGTTTATCGGTACAACCATTTAAATGAAAGTCAGCATTAATATTCCCTATTAGTGATAATTGTAATTGATTATCTTTAATAAATTGTTTTGCCCTTTCAACTGTAAATCCTCGATTAATAAAATCACAATTCCAATAACCACCAGTCCAATGAAATCTAAAAGCATCATCAACATCAAAATTTTTACCTTCATCAGTCATTTTGCGATTAATAGTATGGTGAAGAGTGTTTGAAGGCCAAACATAAATATCATACCCGGGGGTAATTACCACTCTAACCTCATTATAACTAATGTCCTTTACATCTTGAACTTCTTTTTCAGTTGGATTTTTATAAACAACACTTATTGTTTCAAATTCATTATCATTATCATCCCAATCTACATCTTTAACACCAGAGAAGTATTCAGACTTTTTAATTAGTCTTTTCATATTAACCTCTCTTAATATCTATATTCCATCCATCTTTATGACTCCAGAAATGAGCAAACAATTCATATGTTTTTGTATAAGTATTTTTATAATATTCTTGTTCATCTTCATCCCATTCTTCATCTTCTTCTTCCTCATCCCAATCAGCAATAGCTTGTTGTTCAAAACCTTCACCCCAACCATCACTAAATTGACCATTTATATAATCCTTTACGTTTTCTAATTCTTCATCTGTGAGTTCTCTAGAGGCTTTAATTGTGGTTTTAGATACTATTTTATTACCTTGTGATTCAGCATCAACTATAATACTAGTGATTAAACCTTCCTCTAATTTATTATATTGCGGGTCAATATATTGTGCTAAACCTGTTGGTCCCATCTCTGACATACTGCTACTCACAGCATTTTTTAATTCCGCAAAGAAACTTGGACCAATTCCATCATCATCATATGGTTTTCCACCTTGAGTTGGACTTACTGTAAATCTTATAGGAGCTGTTGCAATATAAGTTACTTCTGTCGCTGCTTCTTTGTTTATATTGCCTTGTTTAATTTGTTCTTTATCTTTTACTACTTTTTTAAGCCATTCCATGTCAATAGAATCCGAATCTTTATAAACAATATAACAAACTCCAACCCCAGATTCTTCTGTTAAAAACAATATTTTCCATCCTTTTTCATCTGCCATCTTTTGAGCTTCATCTTTTTCATAATTATAAAACAATTTATAATTATCATTTGAAGTTCTAAATAATCTACCCATTTTAATTTCCTCCTTTTAATACAGTCATTATCATACCAATATTTGTCCAATCTAATATATCATTAGCCATTATTTCTTTTAATGTCATAACTTCAATGTATGTTATTTCAGTATCTTCAGCAACTCCATGAACACTCTTATCATTTTTTAATCGAGTTATTTCCTCATCAGATAATTCTAAACTATATAAATGAGATTTATGTGATGATAATGTTCCAGCTAATTGTCTTGAATTAATATATTGTAATTTACTTTTATCAATATTTAATCCAAGTTCTTCTTTTATTTCATCATGTATAACATCAATATTATCTTCTGGATTAATTGAAGAACCACCGGGGATTTCATATATAAATCCACTTGAATTTGAAGCTGGGCTCCTAAATTCTTTTACTAATACTATTTCCGTATTTTCAAGTTTTTCAGCCTTCTTATATAATACAGCACTACAAATATCTGTTCTTGCTACTACAAATTCATTTTCTTTAATTCTATCCTCTTCTTTTATCCATACATGTACTTGTAAGACCCATAGAAATACTTTTTTAGCCTTAGGCATATGGAATACATAATTTAATTTTGCATATCTTAATTCATTTCCTACAATTGTTTGTGCTTTATACCAACTTTGGAACATTGGTGTATTCCAAATATATAATGGGACATATATTTCTCCATCTTTCCTTAAAGCACCTTCACCAATCATTTCGATAGCACTTTTAATAGTATCTTCTAAAGTATAAGTTGCCTTTAATTCTAGATCATTAAATCTACTTTCTAGATATCTATTTTTAGGAGCATCTTTAGGAAATCCTAATACCACTTTACCTGATTTATGCCATTCACCAAATTCCATATTTGTAGTTAGTCCAATCATTTCAAAATCCGTTCTCATTTGTCTATCTACCCAAAAAAGTATGCAATCACATAAATTCATCATTGTACTTTCCCAATTTATTTGTTCGTCATAATCTGGATACTTTTCTCCACTTCTGGCTTCTGGAATAAATACTGTCCCATCATAATTTAATTTTTCTAATATTTCTAATGCTTCAATACGCCAAGATTTGATATTATTTGATCTTGGGGTTGGTCCCGCTAAAAATATACTTTTAACTATTTGTTTTGGTATTTCTTCACCAGCATAAACAACATTCATTTCATAATTTGATTTCTTTATTAATCGTTGCAATAATAACACATCCTTTATATATAAAATAACGAGTAGTGAAAACTACTCTTTTTCTCTTATTTCACCATCACCACGAATAAATTGTTTCTCAAAAATAGTTTTTGCTTCTAACTTATCCTTTAAATAAATACATGCATCCATGGGGTTTATTTTATCACCACAAGTATAAACATCAATAGAGGCATATCCTTCTTCAGGCCAACTATGTATAGTTAAATGAGATTCACTAATAATAACTACACCAGATACTCCACATGGAGCAAACTTTTGGAAAGCTACTTGCCTAATCTCCGCACCAGCTTCTAAAGCAGCTTCTACCATATATTTTTCTATTAATTCAACATCATCTAAAATTTTATGATTACAATTATATAATTCACAAAGTATATGAATTGACTTAGTACCAACCACCTTTTTCATCATCTCCTTATTGAATCTTTAACCTTTATATAATTCAATAAAAATCATTTTTTATTATAGAATTCCATAAATCTTAAAGAAGTCTCTTTATAACAGGTCTAAAGAAAATTCCACACCATCTACAATTTAGTTGAATATTGGCGAATACTTTGCCATCATAACTAAATCCTATCACTTCATGCCCACATAATGGACATGGGACTTTATACTTATATACCATTATTTCTTGAGTTTTACTTATCTCTGGAACTACAGTTAATAATACTTGATGTAGAACTGCCTCTTGTCCATTTTGCAATGGTATTTTATGAAAATCTTGTGGAATTTCATTTATTGGAATATATTTCATATTACTTAGCCTCCCATTGTTCAAAATACTTTTCTTTTATCAAATCAACTACTTCTTTAGGAGATAAAATATCTTCTATACCTGTACCTCTAATTCCTGGTGATACATTGAAATCAATTCCATAGTATATTCCTGCTTTTTCTACAAAATCAATACCAAATAATGGTTTGTGTTTAATAGGTATTATAGGTTTTTCATCTATTATTTCAATATCCCCTTCACCACAATTTGAACGCCAATCATTATAAGATATATATCTTATCCAGAAAGCTTTATTTCCAATTTGTAGATGTCGGTAACTGACTCCATATTCAAAGGGATTATCATTTAAATACTCAGTACATAGACATAACGGATATTTTTCCATTGCTTCTTTAAAAGTCATTAATAATTTACCTTCACCACAATGGATATTCTCATTTGTATAAACAACAATTCTATCTTTATCTTCAAGATATAATGCATGCTTTAAGTGCATAACAATACCATAGAGAGGAGTATTTAATCCATGATTTCTCATAAATCCGAACATTTGTCCACGGTTCATACCTTCATTATTCATGCGACTAAATACGGCACCATCTAAATCAAAATGATGATCATAATAATCTATAAAATTTGTCTTAAGTTGTAATTTCATTTTTATTACCTCATTGATAAATACATATTTACATAAGCTATGAAATCAGCGTCAATATCTGTAACAATAAATTCAGTTGTTGCTTTATTTAATATATTAACATATAATTCAGCAACTTGTACTTTATTGACCCCACCAATTCCTGTACCTAAAGCAGGAATTGCTACTGTTTTTATTTCTTCTTCATTGCAAAATTGAATTAAACTATCTAAACAATTTTTAATTATATTGATATTTGAGGGACTCCCAGGATTTTTCATTGTACATAAATGAATAACACCATCATATGGTAAAGTACCTGCTTTAGTAATATAAATATCTCCTGGTTCAACATCAAAATTTGTGCATATTTGCATTGCTTCAGTTTGAATGTCCATACCGCCTGCACGTCTAATAGCTCCTGCTACACCAGCCCCCATTGGACCCCTACCATTTGCAGCATTACAAATATATTGAACATTTTCAATTTTAGTTATATCTCCAGTTTGAATTTTAATCATTTTTACATCTCCCTTCATTATTATATGTATTCTATAAAATAAATAAAAAAAAATAAACCAGAATTTCTCTGGTTTACCCTTTATTTTAAATATAAAATTACCAAGTTATTATTTCATACTCTATAATTGTTCCAATTGCTATTTCAGTACCATTCATTTTAAAATGATTTGTATCAACTTCAATATAATCTTCATTAATACCCTCTCTCAAAAGAATACCATTTGCATAAATTCTTAAATTAGATTCTCCCATTGTGTATGGTACTATTGTTGTAAATATCATATTTGTTTTATTTAATTGTGTTATTTCTGTTGCAACTCTCCTAATATTGAAAATATCTATTGTGAATGTTGTAATTTCAGCCTCTAATATAGAACCTATTGGTAAATCATAATTCATAGTAAAACCATATTCAGTACTCTCAATATAATCTTCACTTGATCCAGCTCTTAAAAGAACACCATCTAAGTAAACTTTTAAAGTGTTTGAACCTATTTTATAAGGGTCAACTAATGAAAATATCCTTTGAGTTGATTTTGCACTATCAATAAATATTGGGTAACGAATACATTGGTATATTCCCAAACCACCAGATATTACCTCAACGGTTAATGTTGTTCCAATTGGTAATGGATGTACCAATTTGAATTCTTCTTCACCAATTTCTAAATAGTCAAAACTTGCTCCACATGCTAATAAAATACCATTTGCATATAATTTCAATTGATTCAAACCTGGTTGATATCTAAATGGTGTAGGATAAATAAAACTATATTGGTTTTGTTCGGTTATAAAATATGTTTCTCTATAGATATTGTAAGCTTTGGCACGACTTTGTCCCATTGATAATACGAATGAATTGGTACAATTACGTACTATTACTACAGAATCACCTTCATATAAAGGTTCTGTAAACGCAATCATCTTAGGATTAACTTCTATATCCATCTGTTGCTTCGGGGTTTTGTAAAATACCATTTACAAAAACTTTAATGGAGTTTTTGCCAACCACATAAGATTTTCTTAATGTAAAATTTTGTTGATTTTCTGTTGCTAAATATCTTTCTGTGTTGTCATCACCAAACATAGCAATTAATTGTTGCTCAAAATCCATAAATCCTTCAAGGTTTGCTTTTATTTGGCCTAATCTTATTTGTTGAGTTCCCATAATAACACCTTGCCTTCAATATTATTATTTACTACTTAAATTCCTTTTTGAATCACATCCAAAATCCATCGTAAACACATCTGGAATTCCAAGACTCCAGGCTTTTTTAGTTTTAATACCCAACCGCCATTAACTCTTATATTATAATAACAGTCAAAGACTGGGCCTGTCTTCATAATACTAAATCTTTTAGTACCATTATCAAAATAATATCCTAAATTATCTTTAGAATATTTAAACCCTGCTTGCTGTATAAACTGCATATACTGTCGTGTCAATTGTTCATTGTACATAAAACAACAATCCTTTCATTAAAATTATCTTATTATCTATTATAAGAATAAAACGTCGTATAAAACTTATTTCTTTTTTTAATTCTAATGTTTTAATAAAAAAGAGGTGTTCTCACACCTCTTCCCATAAAACAACTTTACCCTCTTTTAAACTTTTTTGGACATCAATTAATCGTTGATTACTAGATCCTCGAAATGTTAAATCATAACTTTTCAATTCTTGAATATATGGTCCATCAACAAGAACATCAATATATTTAAAAAGTCCCCTTGCGTTTAAACTTGATTGTAACATCTCCCAAGTAAATCCAGTATAGCACCAGATATTTATATCATGTTTTTTTAATTCCCTAGCAATTTCTATACATGCTGCACTTTGTATTAATGGATCTCCTCCAGAAAATGTTACTCCTGAAATAAATTTATTTTTAAGTATTGTATTAACAATATTTTGGGTATTATCCTCTACTCCATTTTCAAAATCATGTGTTTGAGGGTTTTGACAACCAGGACAATTATGAATACAACCTTGAAACCATACGACGGCCCGTAAACCCGGGCCGTCAACTATACTGTCGAACTCAATTTCACTAGCAAGATATACATTTTCCATTTTATTTATCCTTCTTTATTTTATGTTTTATCCTATCTTTTAATTCTGACTGTTTTGCATCATTCCATCTATCTACTGTCCCAACAAGATAACCAGTTATGCGACGAATTCTTTCAAATTTAGGACCATGTTCACCATCTAAACGACCACATCCAGGACATCTATCTCCAATTACTCCATTAAATCCACAAATAGGGTCTCTATCTAATGGATGATTAATTGAACCATAACCTATCCCTACTTCTTTCATTCTACGGATTATCATTTCAAAGGCTTCTAAATTCTTTGAAGGATCACCATCTAATTCAATATAAGTTATATGCCCAGCATTAGTTAATGCATGATAAGGGGCTTCAATTTCAATCTTATCATTTGCGTTTATATTAAAATAAACTGGTACATGAAAACTATTTGTATAATAATCTTTATCTGTTATACCTGCTATCTCTCCAAAAATATTTTTATCTATTCTGATAAATCTTCCAGATAGACCTTCAGCTGGTGTTGCTATAAGTGAGAAATTCAATGTATATTGTTTTGCAGCTTTATCCATATATTCTCTCATATGTTTAATTATTTCTAAACCCAATTGTTGAGCTTCTTTAGATTCACCATGATGTTTACCTATTAAAGCTATTAATGTTTCAGCAAGTCCGATAAATCCAACTGTTAAAGTTCCATGTTTAATAACCTTTTCAAGGGTATCATCCCAATTAAGTTCTTCTGAACCAAACCAAACTTTTTGTCCCATAAGGAATGGGAAATTCTTAACTTTTTTATTACATTGAATTTTATATCTTTCTAACAATTGATCTATAACTAAATCCATTGTTTTATCTAATTCTCCATAAAATCCTTTCATATCTGCTTTATCTCTTTTATTTAAACAAATACCATATTTAATTCCTAAACGTGGTAAATTTATTGAAGTAAAAGAATTATTTCCACGGCCATAAACTATTCCATCTGATTCTTCAAATACAGAACCAATTACTCTTGTTCTACATCCCATTGCAACAATTTCTGTTTCTGGACGACCTGGTTTATAATATTGAATATTATGAGGAGCATCTATAAAAACAAAATTAGGGAATAAACGTTTAGCAGATACTCTTATTGCTAATTTAAATAAATCATAATTAGGATCGGTTGGATTATAATTAATTCCTTCTTTTACTTTAAAACAACTTATAGGGAATATTGCTGTTTCACGATTACCTAATCCTGCTTCCGCAGAAAGTAAAAATTGTTCTGTTATTAATCTTCCTTCTGCACTAGTATCGGTTCCAAAATTGATTGAACTAAATGGAACTTGAGCTCCGGCTCTTGAATGCATCGTATTTAAATTGTGTAAAAATCCTTCCATAGCTTGGTAAGTCTTCTTAATAGTTTCCTTCTTAGCCATTTTATAAGCAAATCTTTGAATATCATCTATTTTATCCATGTAGGATGTATTTCTAGGTTCAAATTCTTCAAATAATTTAGAGTGTTCTGTTACTTTATAAGTCATAAAGTAATGCTCTTCTTCCAATGAAGGATAATTTCCCTCTTCATTATAATTAGGTACAACTTTATCAACAACTGTTTTAGCTGCTAATTCATCATAGTCAATTAAAAGCATCATAGCTTTTATAAGGTTATCTTTATATAAACGTATAAATGTTTTTGAAACTCCTGGAGCTAAACCATAATCAAAATTTGGTATTGATTGCCCACCATGTTGATCATTTTGGTTTGACTGAACAGCTATAGCCGCCAATGCAGCATATGACATAATATCTTGTGGTTCTCTTAAATGTCCGTGTCCAGTTGAAAAACCATCTTTAAATAATTTTTCTAAATCTATTTGACAACAATTATGAACAACATAATTATTTGCTATAAACCAATGTTCAACTGTTTGTAAATCATATACATAACAATCTTCTTCTATAAGAATTTTATCTTTAATTTTATTTACATCAAATTTTACTGTATTTCCAATATATGCTAAATCATTAATTAAATTTTGATTTTGTTTTACTCCATTTAATCCTTTTAATATAATGGAAATATTTTTAGCATCAGTTAATCTAATTTTATATCCATCATAATTTCTATAGGAACCAGTAAATCCAGTAAATGTTCCTTTATTTGGGGTAAATTCAGCTTTAGTATCAATATTTAATGTTTTTAATAAATTAACTAATTGTTCTGCAAATTCTTTACATACTGTACCATAACTCCAACCTTGTGTACAACAACCATCAGTATCAGTTAATCCTGAAATAAAACTAAATTTTAATTCATCTGATAAATTAAATATCATATTAGGCATTAACATTTCATTAGAATATTTTTTATAACCTAATACTCTTGAAATTAAGAGACTAAATATAGAATTATTTATTAACCAACCAGTTTGATAATTTTTCTTTTTATCTCCTCTCCAAGATAATGGTGTTAAACAAATTTTATCATAACATTTTTTAAAATATTGTAATTTTAATGGATCAACATTACAAATAACAGCACCTGTCCCCCATTTATTAATACTACCATCGCCAAAAATATATCCCATAATAGTCATTAATTCATTAGTTATTGGATAAATAACTGGTAAACTGTGTTTACTATTTCTCATGGTTATTTCTAATGTTATTAATACTTCATAAGGTATATCATAATTATCTGTTAAATATTTAAATTGTTCTAATGTAATATAAGAAGTACCATTTCTGGATATATTGCTATTTAATAATTTTGATAAATTATTAATTTCATATTTATACATCATATATTGTTTTAATTTTCTTATATTACAAATCATAATATTATTTTTATTTTCTAAATACTGACTATCTAAAAATTCTTCAGCTAAATTTAAAGTATCTCTAGAATCACAAATATCAATCCTAGGATTATTTAATAATGAATCTCCTATAGTTATATCTTTAACTTGTAAAAGTTCTTCTACACCATTTCTTATAACTGGTATTCTATGATTCTCGGTTACTTTTAATCCCAATCCTTTATGAGTTTTTAAATTATATAACTTATCATCTTTATTAATTTTTCTTCTCATTACTTTTTCTAATTTTGTCCAACCATTTCGACCTAAGATGTAATAATTATTAATATCTTTCCATTCTGGGTTAATATTATCTTTTTGTTCAAATATCTTATCAAAATATTCAATAGTTGTATTAATAATATTTCCATCTTTATCTTTTAGTGTAATATAAGTATTTCCAACTAAACAGGTTAAAGTTCCTATTGATTCGAAATCCATATCGTGGATATGAATTAATCCACTTCTATGAGCCTCGGCATGTTCTGATTTTAGTACATTTTTAACACAGAATCTTTTAGAACCTGCGGCCCCATATTGAAGCATTGTACCCATTGCTGTATTACCATCAACATTTGCATTATCTCTTTTTGAATCAACTTCTTCAGCTTCTTTGAAAGTAATATCCCAATATTCTTTCATTAAATCACTGTTGGCTTCTCTAATTTCAGTCCTTTGTGCTCTGTATTTAATATAATCTTTTGCAACATCCAATTCTTTATTGGTAATTAAAACATTTTCTACTAAGTTTTGAATTTCTTCAACAGAGACTTTATCGGTTTCTAATTGATTAATTTTACGAACAACACTTTTAGATAATTGTGTTACCCTTTCTTCATCAATATCACCTACAGTATCTTTAAATGCTTTAACTAACGCATTTTTTATTCTGTTAATATCAAATTCTACTTCTCTACCATCTCTCTTAATTACTTTAATATCTTTCATCTTTATAATACCCCTCCTACTTATTTCGTACGTAAAAATTATTCATGTATGAAAAAAATAATCTCGGCTCCGGAGATTATAATAAAATCTCGCGTTTTCACTGATTCATAACTTATACAATACATTTAATATAGATTCGTAGCAAAATTTTACTAAAATTTAAGAACGTTCTACAAAAAATAAAAAGCCATGTTTTATACATGGCTTTTATTCTATTTTATCTTTTTCCCCATATTCAAATTGTAATTTATTATTTATAACTGACTTTATAAAAGGTGTTATTATTCTGTTGGGATATATTATTTCACTATTCTTTCTTAATTCTTTAGTTGTCTCATCATGAGACAAACCACTCATTCTAAGTGAATCATAAAAATCCGCAATTCTTAAAATTCTAGCGTAAACGCTGATTTCATCTCCTTTTATTCCATTGGGATATCCACTACCATTGTGGTTTTCTTGATGTTGCATTATGATGTTTTCTAATTGAGAAAATTCTTCATAATTTTTAAGTACGCTCACTGTGAAAAACGGATATACCTTCTCAGCATCAATAACTATTTCCCCTTTCCCAATAAATATTTGGGTTGGAATATCTAATCTTCCTACCTCATGTAGTAATCCCGCACAATATACTAATTCCAATTCTTCGGGGGAAAGTTTTAACTCTTTACCTGTTACATAACATAACATAGCAGTCCGTTCACAGTGGGATAGCACTTCTGGTTTCTGTTGTTCCATACGATGTAAGATATCAGAAATCTTTTTTATGTCCATATACCCCACCTCTCTAGTATTTTTAATTTTTCTTACGATTATTAAATATAAGTCGTTTGCAGGTTTATTACTCCTATTTAAAAGAAATTTTTTTTTTAAAATGATATATTTTATTAATCTTAAACTTTATTATAAAATAAACTGATTATCGAGGTGACATATGCGTAAAAAGAAAGATGATAAAGTATTAAATGAAAAAGTAGACTTCCCAATATATACAGTTGATGGCAGCGATTTATTAAATGAACACGTTGATATTGCTATAAATTTACAAATTGCTATGCAAAACTTATCTAAAGAACTCTTAGATATACGTATAGAACTTGACAGGATTGGAAATCAATTAAATCTCTATGTCAATAATTCAATTAAACTTAAAGAACCTTTTGATTTTACTAAACAAATAGTTCACTTTACTAAAAATAATGAATTATGCATATATTCTTTTGAAGAGGTTCAAGAATTAGTTGAAAATTACGATGGGCAATTTGAAAGTTTAGAAGATTTACTTGATCAACTTCCTCCTAAAGATGAAACAAATAAATTTAAGATGAATATAAAACAAGCTAATCGTTGCATGGATATAGTTGAAGAATATAATGCTCTATGGCAAGATTATGATTTTGGACAATTACAAATGAATTCATATATCCAACAATACAATAATTTAATCAATGATGTTAAGAATATTCTCAGTAAAATACAAATCTTTGAGATTGAAAAAGATAAAACACAATTTGGTGACATGGAACCTTTCAGTAAGAGAAAACATGAATTGTTAATCACACAAGATCAAATGACAAATAAATGGAAATGGGTATATGTTCGCAAGAAAGATGTTGATAAAGTAGTTAAAATTATGAATGAAAAGAAAAATGAATTTTTTGGAGACCAAGATTAATTCTTGGTCTTTTTTGGTTATTCAAATAATACATATTCTGGTTATTCAAATAATACAAGTTGGTTATTCAAATAATGCATTCTGGTTATTCAAATAATACAAGTTGGTTATTCAAATAATACACGGGAAACGCCTTTGGTCACCCTGGTAGCCATGTGTTGCGGGTTTCATAAATTATATTATATTATATATATAATATATATATATAAATTTTAATAAAAAATAAGTATTAAATAATATAAAAAAGAAAATATAGAAACATATATGGAAACACTTTTGCTTTACCTACCGGTAAAGCAGAGCAAGCTCAGCCAGATACCTGTTGTTTTTGTTTTTTTCTAAAACCTTTAATTTTTCTACTTATATCTTTTAAGTACATGTTTAAATAATTATTATCTAAGAAAATAGAGCAAAGTATAGCTTATTTTAATACCCTTTGAAGGAATCTTTACCTAAAGTATATTTTTACAGTTAGAAATGTCACGATTCCCATTTTTACAAAATAAAAAAAGGGAATAAATATTCCCTTATTTCGTTTTGTAATTCATAATAGCACAAAACTCTTTCGCTTGTAAAATTGCATCATTTAACGCATCGTGCTTTTGTTTTTCATTTAATTCATCTAACCCTAATTTATCTAATAATTCTATTTCACTAAATCCCCACTCTAATCCAAGTTTACCCATAGCTAGTGAACCAATTTCTATTATCTCATAATGAAATGGACTTTCTTGCAAACAATCCTGGAATATTTGATCAAAGAATATTTTATCTAATACCCCACAATAAGCTACAAATACCGCTGTATCATTCAGTCCCAAATTCAAATATTTTTTTATTTCATGTATTGCATTTTCTTTTCTTACACCATATATTTGTAGATTTTCAATATTTAAACCATTTATTTTCATCGCTTTGGAATCGATTTGCCCCTCAGGTTTTAATTCAATATAAAGTTTTCTTGAATAATTTGGAACAAATTTACCATCCTTTTGTTCCACTTCTATCATTCCTATACTAAGTAAACAATTCTTCCTATGATTTAATCCACTAAACTCTTCATCTACACTAAAATATCTAATCATAAATCTTCCTTTCTGTTATACACAATGTATAACACACTTAAGTTGTTGTTTTTTATTTAATATTTTGATAGAAGGGATTTATAATTTTAAACAAAAAAAAACTACCTTCTGGTAGTTAATTTTTTAGTTACACACCAATTACATTTGTGATATAAATAACAACTATTACATTTTGCATTTTTTGTGCATTTTATAATTTCATCATTTTGATAAATGACAATATTTTTTTGTCCAAGTTCATATAAATCTAAATCTTTCAACTTGTAATTTTCTATTAAATCATTAAATATCATTGTATCTATTATTATAAGAATATTACATCCATCTTCATCAATACCTATTTCATACATACCAATATCTATTTTTTCATTATGAGAAATTATTCTCCAATTTTGTATTTCCCAAAATTTCCATTTTGTCATATGTTAGCCTCCCATTTTCTTTATGGCCCAATAATTACATTTATTATAGCATACACATTTTTCTGAACATTTATTTACTAAACATCCACATTGTATAACAAAACCATCCTGTTCAACAGCAACAAATCCATTTAATAATGCTGCTTTACATATATCATCTATCTTATATTTTTCTATAACTTCACTAAAAACAGTTTCACTGCAAGTTACATAAATACTTTCACCAAAATATTTTTTTCCTGCAATAAAATCAAGTGTAACCATACCATTTTCATAATATGCAATACAATGATCTGCATCCCATTTAGATATTGGATAAAAATATAGTAATTCATTATTTAATTCTTTTTGTAATAGTTCTTGCGACATGTATTCCTGAAGCAGAGGCTTGAGAAAGTCCTCTTGTAATTCCGGCTCCATCTCCAATGGCAAACATGTTAGTTTTTTCTGTTTCCAATTCATTTGTTAATTTTAACCTCGCACTATAGAATTTTACTTCCACACCATATAATAATGTATCTGCATTAGCTGTACCTGGTGCTATATTATCTAATGCATAAATCATTTCAATAATATTATCTAAGTGTCTCTTAGGAAGTACTAAACTTAAGTCACCTGGTGTTGCTTTTAATGTAGGTTTTGTAAAACTCTTCATTAATCGTCTGTCATTAGTTCTACGTCCATTAATTAAATCTCCAAACCTTTGAACTATAATTCCTCCACCAAGCATATTTGAAAAACTAGCAATTCTTTTACCATACTGATGTGGCTCATTAAAAGGTTCAGTAAATGTATTACTTACCAATAAAGCAAAATTGGTATTATCACTACCTAAATCTTCTCCATCAAAACTATGGCCGTTAACAGTCACAATACCATCTGTATTTTCTTCTACAACATATCCATTAGGATTCATACAAAATGTTCGAACTAAATCATTATACTTTTTTGTTCTATACATTAATTTTGCTTCATATACTTCATCAGTAATATTTTTCCATACTGTAGCTGGCAATTCTACACGGACTCCAATATCAACTTGATTATTTATTTGTTTAAATCCCAATTCACTACATTGTTTTGAAAACCATTCAGCACCAGCCCGACCAGGAGCGGCGATTAAATATTGAGATTTATAACAATTATCGTCTATTGTTTGAATAATGAAATTACCATCAACCTCACGAATGGTTTTTACAGTAGTGTTAAACATCATTATAATTTTATCTTTTAGATATTCATACATATTTTTGAGAATACTTAAATTGTTCTCGGTACCCAAATGTCTAACTGAAGCATCTAATAAATGTAAATCATATTTTAAAGCTTCAGCTTTAATTTTAGAATTTCTTGTAGTATGTCTTTCAGGATAATACTTATTTTCATTAGTATTTGTATTTGGCATAAATTCATAATTTACTGTATCAACATACTCAATTAAATCCATTACTTCTTTATCAGATAAATAATCGTTTAACCAACCACCAAATTTAGTAGTAAAATTATATTTCCCATCTGAAAAAGCTCCAGCTCCACCAAATCCCCTCATAATGGCACATGGATTACAATGAATACACTGTTGTAATTTACCATCTGATAATGGACATTTTCTAGAATATATATCTTTTCCTTGTTCTATCATTACAATCTTTAAATTTGGGTTTTCTTTTATTAATTCATAAGCTGCAAAAATTCCTGCAGGTCCTGCTCCTACAATAGCAACATTATAATACAAATATTAACACCCTCTCTTTACACAATATGTAATTATTATATAAAATTCTATACTTTAATTAAACAAAAAAGAGAAGGATTTACCTTCTCTTTAATTAATTATTTTTTTAATTCTCTCATCATGTTATTAAGCATTGTACAAAGAACACCAAAAAGGTGAAAAACATATTAAATATATTAAAAGAACAAATGATATGTATAATGATATAAAAAATAATTTTACGCGTTTTGAATTTATGGAAAAATATCAATGTAGTGCTACAATTTATTATTCTATAAAAAGAGAAATAAAAAGGAGTCTTAAGACTCCTTTTTATTATAGACTTCCTTTTCTTTTTAATTGTTCATAAATGTTATTCATTACTGTTATCATTACTCCAAAAGTTACCAATTCGTTGGGATCATGATCTGAAACTATAATACCATTTTGTTTTGCTTTTTGTATTTCGGGTACTGCCCAACTTGCATCAGGTATTTTTAAAGCCTTCTTTAATTCTCTGATATCGATATCTTGCATTCTAATCAAACCTCCTACATCATTCGAAAATGAAACATATTTTGGATTTACACTTATATAAGCCTCTCCACCATCGTAAGCTAATCTATACCATCCATCACTTGTTATACCTGTAACTTGGTATTTAGCTCCTTTGTTTGCTGTTCTTATTACAACACCATTTGGAGTCTTCCTAACATTGAGTGCGTCAACTAAGATTGTTGCAATACCATTTTTATTTTGGATTTGTACTTGACCTTTTATATTTGTATTGACTAAATTTTTGAATTTAGTCCATTCATTAGGATTATTAACAAACCATCTGTGACAATCTTTCCATCCAACAACTTCTTGGTGTGTCCATACATTCACTAGAGGATCTAAATTGTATTTCTTGCACAAATATGTCGTTAATTCAACAAGAGCATTATAAGTCTCTTGGGTCATAGTACCATTCCAATCAGTATGACAACATTCGATTCCTATCATGTAACCATTTGGATAACTATTAAACTCCTTAATAGTCCTTGCAGTATATGTTTTACTGCCTACATGATATGCCACTTCATTATCCGGTACACATTGGACCACTTCACCTTTTAACCCAATTATATAGTGTGCACTAGCATATGTGTTTGTCTGATTTTTAAGATTTTCAAAATAATTACGATTCATTAATGCACTAGTATTGGGGTTTGCTATCCAATGGATCGCTATGCCTTTAATTGCAACTAATTTCTTACCCGGACGTGAATACTTGTTAGGAGTCAATAACTTTTGTTCTATATTCATAAAAACACCTCCTGTACATAATTTAAATACAGGAAGTATATTTTTATATTATAAAATATTAAATTATTGCTATTACACTAAATAGTTGTCGAACAAAAACCTAAATTATCATCTTCATTTTTATTTATCTAATCCAGCCTCAGTAATAAATATAGAAAGTCCCCGATATTCTTTCTGATAACTAGATATTGAAGATACAAATAATCTATCTTTAGCTCTAGTAATACCAACATATGCTAATCTTCTTTCCTCCTCAATATCATTATTTTGTAATGCATATTTATGAGGTAATATTCCATTTGACACACCAACCATAAATACTACTGGGAATTCTAGACCCTTAGATTTATGAATAGTCATTAATTTAACAGTTTCAATTTTGTCATCATTTTTTGCATGTATCACAACATCAATATAATTAAGAAAATCTGTCACTTTACTATATCTAGAAGCAGCTTTTACTAGAGAATCTAAATTCTCTATTCTAATATTATCTTCTTCATTGCTGTTTTCTTTTCTAAGATACCCATCATAATTAACAATATTTCTTATTGCCTGGATTACTTCTCCTACATTATTATTTTCCTTAATTGATTGTTTAATTTCTCGTATTGAATTTCTGAAATTATCGATATTGTATTTACGACCCACATATACATATTGCATTGCATCAAACATTGAAGTTCTTCTTTGTTTTGCTAAATTTTCAGTCTCATTTATAAATGTTTTACCAAGATATCTAGATGGAACATTTACTATCCTTTTTAAAGACTCATCATCAGTTGTATTAGCAGCTAATTTAAGATATGCTATTATATCTTTTACCTCTGCTCTTTCATAGAATGAAATACCATTGAAAATAATATAAGGAATACTATTTTGTACTAAACTATCTTCTAAGGCCCTGGCTTGTGAATTCATTCTATAAATTATAACCATATCATTAAATGAGATACCATCATTATTAGCTGCAATAATTCTTTTTGCAACTTCTTCTGCTTCAATATCTTCATCATCAGCCATAAGATATTCGGGTTCATTAGTACCTGTTCTAAATGCCTTAAGTTCTTTTTCTATCCTTACTTTGTTATTCTTAATAAGATTATTAGCTACCTCTAAGATTAAAGGTTGAGACCTATAATTCTCTTGCATATTAATCATTACTAATTCTGGATATTCCTCTTTAAATGAGATAAACTCATATGGTTTAGCACCTCTAAAACCATATATGGACTGATCATCATCACCAACAAGGAATATATTCCTATGTTTTTCTGCAAGCATTTTAATAAGTTCATATTGTGCCTTATTATTGTCCTGAGCTTCATCTACTAATATATATTTTATCTTGTTCTGATACTTTTCAAGAATATCTGGATGTTGAAGAAAAAGATGATACGTCTGATACAACATATCATTAAAATCTATTTTCCTTTGTTTAGTCTTTCTTTTCTCATATTCATTATAAACATAGTAGATGTTCTTTTCATGTTCAGTTATACCACCTAACATAAATTTTACCCAGTATTGATCTGGCGAAACTAACTCCAATTTTAATTTGTTAATTTCAGCTGCGAAAAGGTTTTCATTATATGAATCATTAGTTTGAATTTTAAAATCATCAAGAATTTCTTTTAACAACCATTTAACAGATGCTCCATTTATAACTTCAAAATTATGCATCCTATGATTGAGATTCTTATACTCTTTTATAAGAATAGAAAGTCCAATAGAATGGAATGTTCCCATTGACATTTCTTTAATATATTTCTTTAGAATTAATTGTCCTAGACGTTCAGTCATTTCTTCAGCTGCCTTTTTTGTGAAGGTTGCAACCAGTATTGATTCAGGGTTAATATCTTTATCTTTAATCATATGTGCAATTCTATGAGTGAGTACTCTGGTTTTACCAGAACCAGCTACTGAACAAATTTGATAGACTCCATCAATAGATAGGACGGCTTTTAATTGGCTTTCATTTAAACCACTTAAATCTAAATTTTTGTCTGCTCTTTTAGCCATTGTATTTGCCTCCTTTAAATCCCTTACATACTTATTATTTACTACCTATATTATTATTATACAATAAAACAGTAATATTGTAAATAGTTTTTAAAAATTATTGAGATAATTTGTGTATTAATATTTGTTCTATAGTTGCCTTTTTGATAGATTTTTTATCTACCATAATAAACCCGCAAACTTTTGATTCAGGGTTATACTCATCCAAAGGGATTAACCATATAATACAATTATCTTCATAACAATTTTTATTACGAACAAAATATCTTATAGTATTTCTATAATCTCCAGAATCATCACTTTCAAATATGTAATATTCAATTTCTATATAATCACCTCATTATAATTATACAATAAAAAAGTTGTTTCCAAACAACTTTTAAATAATTTTTTTTATGTTCGGTTTTGAGGGTTTGTTTTATTATACCAGCGATTGATTCAGCTATATTCATTACTAAGTTTAATCTAACACTAGATAGAACCATATATCTTGCTTCGGGATCATCGCTAATTGTTGTTGAAGTTACTCCACTAATAGTTATATCTCCAATTTGTTGTATGTTTTTCTTTAAAGCTTCACCTGGATTTAATCCTCCTTGTCGAATATTAATATAACCTACCTTTTCCTCATCCTCGCACAAACTAGCGTCAATTGCAATAATAAAAGGATTCATATAGACATCATATAAATGTTCAATCATTTCATTTATATTACCCGCATGAACAGGAAAATCTAATGTTCCAACAACTCTTATATTATCATAATCCATATCTCTCAATAGATATCCTACCAAAGGTCCCAACGCATCTCCAGTACATCTATCTGTTCCAATACAAAGAATAATTAAGAAGTTATGAATATCTGGATCATAATCTTTAAGATATTTTTTTAATATCTTTTTGCCATTTTTAACAGTATCTTTATCATTATATTTAAAGTAATTATTCATTCTATCATCCTATCTATAATATATATTAATATATTCAGTTGCTTCTTCTAATGTATATAATATTTTAGTTGCATGATGTTGGAATGTCCTATTATTATGAACCCAATCATATTTTGAAACAATTATAATGGGTTTATGTTGGTAGAATGCTCTGCTCATTTCACAACTAATTCCTAAAAATGGTTTTGTTGGTTCATGATTAATATAAATCATCACCATATCGGAATGATCTAACATATAATAATCTCTGCCCCATATTTCATCACCAGTATCTGTTTCATGTGCGTAAAAAGGAAGATATACATTGAAATTTTGTTCTAATGATTCTTTTGCTTCATCTCTCCAACCAATAGATTTACCCTTTTCAATTCCATCCATTGGACAAGCAAAGTATATTGTTTTCTTCATTAGATTTGCCTCCTTAATAACTTTTTATAAGTAAAATTTGATACTATTACATTAATAGACAATAATATAATAAAACAAAGTATACCAAACAATATTCCAAAATTCGTAAAGATTACTGTAGATAATAAAGCACAAATAATGTCATATAAAAAACTTAATCCTTTTGCTATTCTTATTGTCTTCAAAATAAATCACCTCATTTATATATTACAAATTGTAGAAAATTTTGTTTACATTTTTATTAGAATGAAAAAAGGCTAATCAATTAGCCTTTTTATTTTTAATGTATTCATCCTTCTTCCAAACAATTCTTTGTAAGAATTTTTTAGAGAACCAATGTTTATATTTATATATCCAATTATAGAATGCATTGTCTAAAACATATGTTGTTGACCAATCTTCTTCAGATCTAGTACTACGCCCACAAGCTTGGACAAATGCTCTAAACATTTCACCAACATACCAATTATCACTAATCTCAATTTTCTTTTGTACTCTTTTGTCTTGTAAACTAGGCCAAGGTAACTTAACAATGATTTGAAATCTACTTAAATCATCTTTTAAATCTGCACCAGTAGTTAATGAAGGTGAAACCACAACTGTTGCTTCTGAACTTCTACTATGGCGTTTTAATAATTTTTCATTATTACCATCATTATCCTTCATTATTAACCGAGGGTTATCTATATTCTCACAAATAGCTTTTGCTATTTTGTAATTACCTGTATGAATTATTCCTTTTTCATTTGGATGCATTGCAAGTATTGTTTTGACATTCTCAATTATTTTAGACATTGTAGAATCAATTGATTGATAATTCATATTACCTGTTGGATAATAGATTATAGGGGACTTGAGAGGTTCAAAAACGGGGTCCATTCTTATTATTGCTGTTTGATCTTTAGGTAATTTTAATTCGTTACAAAATCCCGCAACATCCAAAATAGTAGCAGACATAAAAATTACTTTTTCTTTACCCCACTGATTCATATAATATTGGAATAAATTATCAATATTAACTGGTTGCATCATAATACCATTATCTTGTGGTTCTATCAACCAATTATCCTTTTCAGAATCAGATAATTTGAAAAAGACATCTAATCTTCTATAATACTTATCCAATTCATAGTATTCTTTATGTGTTGATGCAAGTTCATCTAACTCATCTTCACTTAACCAATTTGGATCATTAGGCATTAATTTACCACTTACATTTAAAGTAGATGCTATATCTTCGTATAATTCTTTTCTTTTTTGCATTATTAATTCCCAAATTACTCTTAGCCATTTCTCATTAGCCTTAAATCCTGATTCTTCGGGGGCAACAGAATAAGCCATAAATATTTGTGGGTCGACATCTTCAAAAATATTGTATTTACCATGTAATTCTGCAGGAGATAAAAATGTTGAAGCCCATTGAGTTACTTGTTGTTCTAATAAATGGCATTCATCAAATATTAAAACATCTCTTGATTTCCAAAATCCTGCACAATCCATTGCTCTCAAAAAGTATTGATATGAAGTTAAACATGTATTTGCTGATAAAGCATCATCTCTTTGAGTATAATATGGACAAGACCTATTAAATCTACATTCTTTTAATAAATCTTTATTTACCATACAAGGACCACATTCACAACTAAGACCTTTACCATAAATGCATGAATAATTAGCTTTTCCTTTAATTGAAACAACATCACCATCTGGAAAATCTTTTATATATTGATCTTGTAATTGTTTAGTTGCTGTTACGAGGAAAGCATTATCATATGAACTACAAATTGTTTTTGCTATTGCTGATTTACCAAAACCAGTAGGCAATTCTAAGACGAAATATCTATATTTATTCCAATTTGCTTTCAATTTTTCTAAAACTTCTTGTTGAGTATCTCTCATTTTTTCATATGGGAACTTATTTAAATTAATCCGTTTCAAATTAACACCCCATTATACATATCTATCATTGATAAAATATAATACATATTTTATTAACAAAACTAAACAAAAAAGAGAGGTTTTCTCTCTTTCAAATGATTTATTTTTTTATAAAAATACCCAGGATAGATATACAAATGAAGAATAATACAGCTGACATAGCAAAACCAATACCAAATATATATGCCCAACTAACTTTTATTAAGAAATGAAATACTGGCCACATTAATAATGATATCACAGCTCCTAAAAGTAAATTTATGCTAAAAATCATAAATATACTCTCAAATGTTTCTTTCCTATTATGACGTATGATACCATCTATTAAAGAATCTTTTGGAAAATCTTTTAAATACAATTTTAAAGCTTTCCTTGTACTAACATTTTTCCAGAATTTTAAACGAGCAATAGGATTATGTGCAATACAATTATCCATCTCTTTCATCTTCTCTTCTAAATTATCACACAAATATCTTAATTCAATTGTTGTTTTATCTTTATACCTTGCTTTCTCACTTAAATTACTTAATGTCTTATTTATTGGTTCATGTTTTGATTTTAACCATCTACGGTAAGTTCTACACGCTTCCTTTACTCTTTCTTCTGCAATATCTAATCTTCTTCTTATATCTAGACTAACTTGAGGTAAATTAAGGAAATCAATTAATTCTAGGTTATTCTTTACTTGATTAATAAGTACCTTCTCTTCACTATAAGTAGTTTTCAAAGTATTAAAATACTCTTCAATTTCTTTTTTAAGGATATTCTCTTGTTCTGTATAATCCATCTTCATTTGTATATTTGACCTCCTTAATCTTCGAACCTCAGGGTTTTTTGCATTAAATTTTTACCTAAAATAGTATTAGGAAAAGTGTTTTGTGCAATATTTAAATATTTTTGAGGATTAGGTAATGATGGACTATAATGTGTAAGCCATAATTCTTTAACATTAGCTACACTAGCTACCCAAGCGGTTTCTTGGAATGTAGAATGTTTTTTCTCAATAGCTTTACTTGCATCATTTATATCACCATACATTCCCTCGCCAATAAATAAATCGCTGTCTTTTACTAATTGGCTCAAATTATGACATGGTCTTGTATCTGTAGCATAAGCAACCTTAATACCTTTCCTTTTCTCTCCTAGAACCATCTTAGGGGAATATAATGTTGTACCATCACCACTACAAATTGTATTCCCTTGTTGTAAATCTCTCCAATATTTAATAGGTATATTTTGTAATTTGGCTAACGTTGGATCAAATTTAGGATGTCTCTCTACTTCAAAAGAATATCCATAACAAGGTGTAGAATGTTCAATATTTGTATTTCGTATTATCATTCCATTTAAATTTGTTTGTGTGATAGGTATACTATCTTTTGCATTTAATATATTAAAGAATACCCTAAATGGTAATTTCTTAGGGAATACGGCATTAAAAAGATTCTCTACAACTAAAATACCAGGTGGTCCGTATATATATAAATCTTCAGTTCTATTTGCATTTACCATTTGATAGATAATACCTGGGAGTCCCGTTATATGGTCGCCATGATAATGGGTAAATAAGATAATATTGATATCCTTAAATCCCCAACCAAGTTCTTGAAGAGGAATCTGGGTGCCCTCACCACAATCTACTAATACTGTAGTTCCATTACATCTTACTATTAAAGAAGACAAATACCTTTTAGGTGTTGGCATCATTCCACCTGTTCCTAATAAACAAACATCAAACATAAGGACACCTCCTTTCATATAATATTATTATACAACATATTTTTTATTATGTAAATAGTTTTACATAATAAAAGGAGTGATTTACACTCCTTTTATAAATTATTTTTAATATCCGGCTTCTTGCCGGAATATATTTTCAAGGTTTTTCTTGATATATACTTCTCTTACTTCTTCTGGTGTCATATATAATACAACAAATAAATCAACTAATACTTTAAATGTTTCAGCAAATGCAGCATAAAGTTTTGGATAATCTATAGTAGGTGAAGGTTTTTTCCAATGTTTCCATGATATTTGTTGTCTTACTTTACCAGAACAATCAAGTAATTTATTAACTAGAATAAATACATTGTACTCTTTACCCTTACCCTGGAAGTCATATTTCAATTGTTGATTTTCATAAGCAAATTTTAAAAAGTCTTTTACATCAACTACATTCGGAGCATATAATTTTAAATAGTGTTGTTTTAATATTTCTGGTGTCATACCTCCGACAATAAATTCATCCATCATAAAATGAAGAATATCAATTATTTCTTTCTTCAATTCAATATTAGAAGAATTAACATCTTTTATCTCACCAGTATAGAAAGCAAGATGTTCTCTTACTTCTCGCACTTCATCTTCAATACAGACAAGATATTCATTAATCCAATGGTCAATCTCATCTTTAGTAAGATTATCTACTTTGTGAAATCTTGCTGCAAATATTTTTTGCATAGTCATCAACACGGTCCAAGTCTCAGTATCTTCTGATACACCAAACATTTGTAATTTTTCTGCTACTTTTTGCGGATCTTGTACGGCTAAATAAGCATGATATTTAGCGCAAGGACAATCACAATTTGCTATATTATTTTCATCATTTGGACCTGTGACATCTGTCAAAGTAATACACTTTCCTTCTTTATAAGGACATTTAAAATATATTTCTTTTGGAGTTAAATCACTCATATAATACCGCCTTTCAACGTTTTTATATATAATAAATAAAAATGCTACGAAAGTTAAATTAATCGTAGCATAATTCTCATTATCTTATTTTCTTTTTAAAAGGTCTTGGTTTATAACAAAAATTGTCATGTTTCTTGATATATTGTAAAATGTATATAACATTAGTAAATTTCTTTTGAAAATGAAATTGACTTGGAGTATGTAATTTATTACGGTGTTTAAGTGGTATTGAATTTTTCATATATGAAAAACACCATTCGTCAATAATCAAATAAACAAAAACATGATCCCCTACAAACTTCCAGGTAAAACCATATCTTATACATAAAGAAACAATAATCAATTTAATTTGATGTTCTTCTTCTGAATAACTTGTTTCATTATCTTCTTCTAGGATTTTTCTTGCTTTGTTGATATACTCAAAATTTGTATTATTAAAAAAGCTATCATAAATATCCAATATAATCCCTTCCTTTACATAACAACATACCTCCTTATTAAATCAAGAGGTATTTCATTAAAACATAATTCAATTTTTTTAGTTGAAACCTTATAATCAATAATATGTGGGGCAAATTGAAAATCTATTGGATTAATTCTTTGATTAGTTTTAAAACTCACACATAAATGGGATTGGTATAGTTTCTTCTTTATATAAATATGTCCAAATACTTTACCATTAACAGTCAAAGATATATATTTCTCATAAAAAAACATATCAAGTTTCTTGTTTTGTTGTGTAAATATATTAGTGAGCAGACTAACATATCTCTGTGCTAAACTAATCTTTTTTGAATCTACTCCTTCTTTCAAATATTCCTCAAAACTCCATATTTTAGAAATTTTCTCTTTCACAGTTACTAAATCTTCACGGTGATAGATACTACTAGGAATATACTCTTCTTTCAAAATTTCTGACATATCATCTTTTATAAACAAATTAAGTTTAACAACTTTAAGATCAACACCATCTACATAAGCTAAAGAACGAAGTAACTGAGGATTAAATTCCGGAACTACCAAAATTACTTCTGGGTTGAAATCAATTTCATCTATTTCAAAATTGAATTCATGTCTTTTCCGCATTAACAGCTGTTTTAATGCATCTTCAGCTCTTGAAAGATAATCATAGTATCTTATAGGTTGCCACATCATTTTATCACTTATTAGTACATTCTTTAATTCAAGAACAGCTAATCTCTTGGACACTGTATTTAATAATAATATATCTATGATACATATGTCCCTATTTTGAATACACAATTGTTCAGTAATTAATAACATGTCTCCTAAACTTTTTATATTTTCACGCACAAAACGTTGATAATCATGGACCTCATCATTAAATCTAAATTTCTGCATAATAAAACCTCCTAATGCATTGTATACAAAAGAAGGTTTTTATTTAAATTTATATTTTAAATATCAGTCTGCGTGATAACAATTGACACTTTTTTCATCAAATTAATAACTTTATTTATACAATTTCCATCTTTATCTTTAATCACTTTTACTAAAGGTCTATTAGGGAAGTTTTTATTTTGATCAATAATAATTCCTGTTTCCCCGGTACTTAATTTCACCAGTGTACCATTAGGGAATACCGCAATATTATGAGTAAAAACTTTAATTAAATTAACATCAAATTGGGTTCCTGCTAATGAAGTTAAATATTCAATCACTTGATATATAGGCCATTTAGGGTGATATACTCTATCACTTGTAAGAGCATCAAAAACATCTGCAATAGCTATTATTTTTGCAAACTCATGTAAATCATCGCCTTTTAATTTTAGTGGGTAACCAGATCCATCTACTTTTTCATGGTGGGTTAATATTATTATTCTTGAAGTGGAATTAATTTCGGAATTATTCTTTACTGCTTCATATCCTAAAGTTGTATGTTGTTTCATAATGTCAAATTCTTCATCTGTCAATTTTTCAGGTTTATTTAAAATTTCTGGTGGAATAAATGCTTTTCCAATATCATGTAAAAGAGCACCAGTTCCAAGATTTATCATTTTCTCTTTATCATAATTTAATAATTTACCTATAACTAATGAAATAACTGCAACATTAACAGAATGTAAAAAAGTATAATCATCATTAGTTTTAATATCTGTTAAATTAAATAATATCTGTTTATTATTTAATATTTCTCCCAATATATTAGAAATCAAATCTTTTACAGCTGTCATATCTGGTTGTTTATTAAGGGCAATATTAGCCATTGTTCCTTCTATAATCTTCTTGCTTCTATCTTTTGTTTCTTGTGCAATTACTTCTTTAATTTCAATATTTTTAGAAATCTCATCATCGATATAAACATAATTAATACCTAAGTTTTTTAGTCTATCATTATATTTATTTATATTTGTACAACCCTGGGCGAGTAATTTTCCATTACGATATATTATGTCTCTTCCTAATTTCATATCTGAAGTCACTTTATCAATGTGTATTAACCTCATTTTATCCACCACTATTCTTTCGTATCTTTTTGTAAATTAAAAAGGGAGAATCCTTCTCCCTTTCATAATTATAAATAGAAAAGTTTTATTAATGCTTCTAAATTATTCAAATATTTGTCTTGCTTATCTTTTCCTAAAGATTCAAAATCACTAGGTAATTCATAAACATTGTACTTACGATAGTCATAAATTTCATCATTAATAATCTTTTTATCTTTTATCATTAGAAGGTTCATCATTATAAATTTTCTTAAATATTCCTTTGGCAGTATTATGTTTCCATTAATATTCGCATCTTTTATCTTTTCGTATAACCTATTTAACTCTTCTTCATTCATTATTAATCTCCTCTATTGTCTTCTTTGCTTTGTCCCAGTTACTTTTATCAATTACTAACCCAGTAATAATAGTATTGGATGAAAATCCTATAATTGCAAAAAATTCAATAGGAAAGAAAATTGGAAAGATTATACCTACAATACTAACAATAAGTATAATGATAAAGAATATTATTAAAGTTTTGTAGATATTGCTTATAAAATTATATTTTTTTACAACTTGTTCCATTTTATGCCCCCTAAATATTATGATATTTTATAATATACAAAAAGTCTAACGATTTTTTAACAAAAAAAATCTGGTTAAAAAACCAGATCAAACACTATTCCTACCTATATCATTTGGATAACCAGTAGGATCTTGCATTACAGATGGATCATAATATTCATTGGCACTATTTGTACTTGTGTAATTATAATTATTGTACCCATAATCATAATTACCGTAATTACTGTTATTTCTATTGTGTGGATTAAAGAAATTGCTTACTTTATTAAATACATTGACACCACATATTGCCCATATTAATGTTGTAATAATATCTTTAACTCCAGGTGGGACATCTGGGATTGGAACACCAGTAATCATCATAATTAATATAAAAGCTATCATAATAAATAGAATGATAATGAGTGCTGATATTCTACTCTCATCAAGAGAAAATCCATCTTGCCAAAATTTCTTTATCTTTTTAACTTTTCGAGAGTTGGTTGGATTATTGTTTTTATTGTTCATTCCGTCCATAAATTCCACCCCCATAAAAAATTACCTACATAATATAAATATATATTACATAGGTAATTATTTGGAGTGTAGAGAACGTTAGATTTAATAGTTTTATATAGCATATATATAAACGCGGTCATAAATTTCATGTAAAACTCTCATATCATCTTGAGATGAATGTTCTACAAAAGAAATTGTTTTATTTAATATATTAATTCCATCTTTCTCAGTTATATCTTTACTTTCCATTGGTTTTTCAGAATAAAAGTCCATTTTTGTTAAATCACTTAATATATTCTTAATAACAGGCATGTCAGCCTTTATCTTCATTTCATTTAATGCCATCAAATTTTCTTCTCTTAAAAATTCAAAAGATTCAGCTTTTTTAATTAACCTTTTCATCTTTATCTCCTTTTAATATATATTATCAGTTTTTTCTAATTCTAATCCCTGTTGTAAATCATTAGTTGCTTCATATAATTTTGTAAATGCTTCCTCGAAATTGGAACTACGTTCAGCAACACTTGCCAACATATTTCTTTTGGATTCCAAATAATCTATAACTTCTTAGACTCTATCCAATTCATAGTTTGCGAAATTACCTAATGTCTTTGCTTGTTTTTTCAATCTACTCATATTTTTTCTCCCTTATCAATATTTAAGTTATAACTATTATTAAATATATTATGAATTTATTGATATTATAATTGATCAAATAAAAAAGGTAAGATTTTCACCTTACCTTTTATTTTAGGAATTATTAAGCGATTGTAATCTTAGCACAAGCCATTCCGTTAACAACAGCAAGTCCGATTTCTTCGTATATAACCCAACCAAGTCTTAAGTCTTCTGGTTTGTCAGCAGGAATAACTTGGATGTCCTGTCTTATAGGCATAACACCTACAAATTCAGGGTCAGCTAATACATAAACTGTATCTTGAGGAACTTTCTTAGAGATAAGAATGTCAGCTGTCCAAATGTGTCCAAATAAACCAGTTTGTAATACTTCATGTTGAGTTACAGGGTCGAATTCATCTCTGCCCCATGCACGGATATCAGCAAAAGCGGTAGCATTCATAACTATTTTAGTAACAACTAAGTCATGCTTTTCGATTTCTTTGAATGCTTGTGTTAAAGCTTCTCTCTTTAATCCACCAGTTGAAGTGGTTACAGGGTTAACTGAAGAAGCAGCAGTATCGATTAAGCTGAAAATTTCAGCATCTTCAACAGCCATTATATCTGATTTAGCACGTTGTTGCGCTCTATCTATAACATTGAATCTTCTTTCTTTAACCTGTGAGAATCTCACTTGTGGGTATGATACGACTTCGAAAGTAGGAACCTGAATTCTGTCACCTTCAATAACTTGATCAGGAACTTGTCCTCTCTTAGAGATAACGAATGCTTTCGCATCTACATCTTTATCATATACAGGTAATGCACCTTGTGGCAATGGATCTACTACTAAAAGCTTACGGCCAACACCCTGATAGTCTAATGAGGTTCTAATTGGGTTTGCCATTGCTTGTGCTAACGCCACTCTACCTTCTTCAGTCTCAAGAGCTTTAGCTATTAAATACTCTTTTTGTTCGTTTGTCATACTCATTTTTTTACACCTCCATTAATCTACCAGAATTATTAAATATAAAGTATGAATCCTAAGAAATTACCGCCGTTTGCATCGACTCCAGCGTGTTCGTACATGTTACCAGCTTTGTATGGTCCAGTATGAGTAACCACACCAACAGCCTTACCAGTTGCACCATCAAATTTTACTAACTGACCATTAGCGTCAGTTGTAACTTCGTCACCTTTTGCAAATGTTCCTATAGCATCACCAAGTCTTGATTCTGCTACGTAATATTCTCCACCACGGAAATAGAATGACGCTTTTTCAGAAGCATTGATCATGTCACCAAGATCTTCTCTGAATAAACCAACAGCACCTGCGCCGCCTTCACCAGCTAATGTAACACCATTAGCACCTATAGCAGCAATTTTACCAGCTAATTCACCATTAACTGCTTGAGCAGCAGCTACATCAATTTCGTGATTTCCATTAAGTGTTCCCTCATATCCTAATCTTACATATGGGGTTGAATTATAAGTTGGACCAAAGTTTTTGAATCCACCTGCCATTGAAAATACACCTCCGAAAATTTCAATAATAATAATTAATTTTCTTATATTGAAGCAATTTGTAGTCGAATAGTAATAATCCCTATTCTTTTCTTTCAAAGCTATCAACTTCATTCGTCTATAATATACTTGTACTTAGATAAATTATAACAGATTACTTTTGGTTTTTTAAGGGTTCTTGGGAACTTCTAACTTGTTAAGTTTATTGAAGCTAAATAAAGCACGGTCTTACGATATTTTAATATACTAACGCAAATAAAAAATAACATTAAAAAAAAGCTATTTACAATGAAATAGCTTTCTTTATTGATATTAATGAACTTTAGAGATTGTAGTCCAACCTAGTTCTCCAAATAATTCTTGAATACTAGTGTTGGTTGGGTAAGAAGCGGCTTTTTCCGGAACTCTAATTGGTTTTTTCAAACCTTGTAAATTTTCAAACCCTGGTAGCTCTTTTGGTTGTTCTATTTGTTTTGCCTCAATTTTTCTTTGTTGAACATTTTCCAATTTATTAGTTAAAATAGATTCAAATTGTTCTTCAAAAATAGGTATTTTTTCATTTACTTTTGCAAAAGTAAACTTCTCATCTTTAAGATCTCCCAAACTTCGTTTTTCACTGCTAGAAGATGCCGTATTGGTAATTGTTCTTGGAACTTCAGAAGCATGTACAGACATTTCTTTTGAAAAGTCTCCTACAATACCTTTCCCACCATTACCTTTTATTCTAGCTAACATTCTTTCAGCCTCAGTCATTTGTGGTTGAACTGGAGCAAATGTTGAAGTAACAACACTGCCATCAGTTTCATAATCTAATATAGAAGTCTTATAATTTTCAAATTCATCATCATTAAATGATAAAACTTTTTGGATTTCAATATCCATTTCGTCAGCATCAATAATTCCTTTATCAATAGCTAAACTTACAATTTCATTTGCTATTTTTTCCTTCATAGAATTAGTTATCTTATTCATTAATTGATTATTCAAATCATTAACTTTGCGCTGTAATTTAATTTTCTCTATATCAATAGTTTCCGTATCACCCGCAATAACTTTTCCTTCCACAGTTCCAACTTCTATTATATCATCAATTACTTCGTCATCTTCTAAGGTAGCAATTGCTTTATCCAATAAATCGTTGACTCCTGGATTATAACTCATTTGTGAAGTTGTAGGAGCTACTAATGTTTGAATATCATTAATATATTCAAGATTATTCTTAGCTTCATCTAAACTCATTCTTTCACGAGTATTATCTTCCCATACAATTGCAATTTTTTCATTTCCTATAAATTTTATTTCTCCAACTATGCCTTCCTCTTTATGTTTTACTCTACTACCAATAATTAATTGGAAAGGTTTAAAATTATCATTTAAATTCACTTCAATTAATTCCTCAGATTCTTCAATTTGTGTTGTCTCTACCGGTATAGTTACAGAAGAACTTTCTATTTTAAGTTCTTCTATCATAGAAACTTCAGTCGGTTCAATTTCTGATCGTTCTATTTTATTTAATTTTACCTTCAGGGTATTGACAGATTGTGCAGTTGTTCTTAAGTCATTAACTAATTTTATTTTTGCTTGAAATTCACCCATCTTTTACACCTTACTTCCTTTCTTCATTATTTTCTTCATTTTCCTCTTCATTTGATTCTTCCTCATTATTTTCTTCATTTGATTCTTCCTCATTCTCATTATTTGTTGGAGCGGGAGTTGCAGGTTGAGGAATATTAGATTGTGGAGGTGTTGCTGGACCAGCATTTTGCGGTTTTTCTGGAATAGAAGGTACAACCTCTCCATCATTTTGATTTTTTAATTCAGGATTATTAACGAACATTTTTTGTTCCTGATATTCTTTTGTAATATCAATATTTTCAATTTCAAAAACTATTGAATAAATTTCACCAGCTGCTTTATCTAATGCTTTCTTTTTTGAAATCATTTTTTGACTCAAATTAGGATCATTAGCAACAATCCTTGCTGCTTGTTCTAGTGAAAATTTATAATCTTCAATACCTTTTAATATATTTCTGCCTTTATTTCCTAATTGTTTCAATGTTCCTTTGAACATTTCAGGATTCATTAAAGCAACTTTTCTCAACCTACTCATTTTTGCACCCTCTTTATTAAAGATTCAATGTTTAAATATGTAAGGACCCTTGGACTATGACCAAGGGAGATTATTTAACTGTTCAATAAATGAATTTATTCTTCCATCTGTGGTTCTTTGATTGGTTTCAGAAGCAATTTTCTTCATTAATTCATTTTGATAAACATCTACAGATTTAGGAACTATCATATTGGACTTTTGTTTATGCAATGCAGCGACTTTTTCAAGTATTTTAGCTGATTTATCGGCACCTGTTGTTACAAATGAATCCTCAAAGAATTCAATATCCCTATTATCTTCAAAAACTGGTAAACTATTATAACTTGTACCCTTATAATTTAAAATATGATCACAAAAATCATCTTCCGTTATAGCTTTGTTTTGGCAAACAGAACATAATGAATAACCACAACGACAACCCATAGAAGTATCAGTTATATATCCTAATTCAATACCTCTTGCTAATTCAGGATATGCTTTTTTGTCAACAGCTTTTAATAATTCAACAAATTTACCTTTTTGATTGTAAACAGCATCTAATATTATTCCTCTGGCTTTTTCAACATTTTCGTTATCGTGATCTACAAATGCAGCTTTTCCAACAAATGTTTTATATTTTTTAATCAATTCTTCATGACAAAAGAAATCACCATTATCATTTGCACCACGGCAAGTTTTAGCATATTTTTCAAAGAATTTATAGAAATCATCTATTGGTATTAAATCTGCTACACCTTCTCCCTTATCTATGACATTTCCAGCTGAAACAGCTCTGTTACGTATATATAAGAAATCACTTTCTTTTGGCGCAATTTTAACTACTTTTGCAGTTTTTACTCTTGGAGTTATTTCTAATGTTTTAGAATTTCTTAAAACATCAAAATCTGGTGTTTTATTTGTAATAAAAATTATTTCATTAGGATTTTCATAATAATCTTCTATCCTGAATGTTGTATTTGTTTTTATCAACATTAATCTCACCGCCTATTACATTAAAATTAGATTCATATAATTTAATACCCCGAAGGTTCATTAATATAATACATAAAAAAAGACAAAGGTAAAAACCTTTGTCTTGTAATTATTCTTTAATATCTGGTTCAACGCCAACAATTATTAATAATTCTTGATAATCTATCTTATCAATCATCTTTTCTTTTAATGCAGTTTCAATAAGAGCTACAGCATATTCTTTATTTAAATATATATAATCATATACTTCATCAAATATTTTATTGTATGCTTTATATTTTTCTATATCCTTAAGACCATCAACAAATTTTTTGGCCTCAGCATAATAATCTACTTCCTCTTTAGTTTCTTCCTTTTTAGGTTCTTCTTTTACTTCTTCCATTTGTTCAAAATCAAGTTTTACATCTTCACCTTTAACAGCAGCTATAAGAATTTTTTGAGCCTTTAATATTTCTTTAGTTCTCTCTTTCCATGCATCCCAATTAGCTTCAGCTTCTTCTATTGAACCTAAATCATCAAACAAACCTATTTCTATCTCTTGGGCTAATTCAAATATTCTCTCACTAGTAGGTACAATCGGTAAATCTTGTAATAAACGTCTAGCTAAAAGATGTGTTTCACTTGCTTTAATAACTTGTGAGTGTGTCTGAGTTGGATCGGTCACATACTTATTAACTTCTTGATGCATTTTTGGAGATACATGATTAGCCACTTTTTTAGTCCTTAAATCCTTCATTTTTAACTCCCTCCATATGTTCAAAACTTTCTTGTATTAAAGTCTCTAATTCACCTTCCGCATATGTTACACCCAACATTTTATACGGATAAGGTAGATGGTAATTAAGTGCAATCAAATAATATGAGTTAGTACAATCTAATTGTTCATATCGTAAGATTTCACTATTATCTATAGTTTCTTTTACAGGTAGTTCAATTGTATTATTATCTAGAATAATTTCTAAGATGTTCTCTAAATCATTATCATTAGTCATATATCCAACAAGTTTTTTATCCTTATCTACACCTATAACCCCTAGAGGTTCCTTAGAAGTAACATTACATATAATTGCAAGATTCATTATATCAACTCCTTATGAACTCAATATTATTAAATACTTCATGTTTAAGTTTTTCATAGTTATCTCCATCAATATCTTTTAATAATTTGGGGGATAAAATATAATAAATCGCACTCTCTAAGAAGTATAATTCATAACTTTGTTCCGCAATATAACTAATAAAAGGATTAGAATACATTGCCACATCATCACCAATATACTTACTCTTTTGTTTTTTATAATATTGTTCTTTCCACCATGTTAAATCTGTTACCATAAGATTTTCACTTAATAATGATTTAACTATGATGTAATCTATCTTATTTAAATGTTCTTTACTTATATATACTTTATTGTCAATTTCAAATAACCCTATAGTATTTTTTATCTGATCTTGTAATTCTAAAATTTTATCATCATCATATTTATTTTGAAGTAATTCTACAAAATCAGCTTCATTATCAATTTGATCAATAATAATGAAACTCTTCTCTTTTATTTTATCTTTACAATAAATTCTTAATTGTGTAATTAAAGATTTTGTTGAACCTTGTAGATGAACTGGTAAATCTAAAAATCCGATACTTGTCTTATCTACTGTGAAATTTACACAATTAAAATTATTAAATGGTTCTATTGTTAATTTACAAAATGAATGCAAATCATCTAGTTTATTAATTAGTTTATCTACATCGTGAGTAAATTTACTCATAGTTTGACAAACTGGACAACTAATTTTATCATCACTTATTATATTCACTTTTGTAATATTTTGATTTTTGTATTCACTTAATTGTGCATATTTGAAAAGTTTAATACATTTATCAATTATGATTTCACTCATTTGTTCATACAATTCTTTATCAGATTCCCTATATTCATAACAACCTATAATTGCTGTTTTTAATGTGTAACTGAAATTACCTAAGTTATTTATCTTATAATCTTCAATGTAGTCATTCTCAATATCAGTAAAATTACCTTTTTTAGCTAGAAGTCCTAATTTTTTATCTACTACCATTTTACCATTATTAAATATTGGTTCAATGTAGTAATCTAAAATGGCCACGATATTTTCACAGAGCTCTTCAACATTTGATTCAAATTGGAGAGAATCAATATTCTTAACATTACTGATAAATCTTTCATAATGTTCCTTTATTTCATTATCAATAGCTATAATGCAATTCTTCATTATTTTACTCACCTGTAATCTATCTATTATTTCTCTCCAAGTTATATCAACTATTGTTCCTTTTCTTCCAGGCGTCTGATTTTTACTGATTGTGATGAACGGGTGAGAGTAGACGCTTCGTTCTCCCCGTTTTTCACGAAAAAACTTTGTAAATTAGTTTGTTTCGTAGTAGGTGGAGGAGTAGGACCTTTTCCACCTGGGAAACCAAAATCAGCTGGATTAGCTTTTCCTCCAGGTGCCTTTACTGGAGGAGGTGTTGGTCCACCTTCACCCGCTGGTGGTGGTGTAGGACCATTAGACCCACTATCAGGACCTTCAGGAGAAGGTGTTGGTTTTCCACCAGGGGGCGGTGTTGGAACCTTAGGTTTGTCACCAGTGTCTTCATCATTGCCTTCATCACTACTGGGAGTCGGAGGACCACCCGGTGCACCACTAGGAGGTGGAGCTGTTCTTAAAGGACCACCTTCACTCGGCAATGGGCCAGTTTTAGGAGCATTTGGATCAAATACTGTTCCACGTTCTTTTTCAAGATTTTTCTTTTCAACCTCAGGGTCTAATCCAATCATTGGTAAGATTGTAGTCATTGATACTAAACTCTTTTGTTGTAATTGTTGTATGAAGTTTAATACTGATTGATTACCAGTTAAATCTTGCTGTTGCCATGCAATATCTGGAACTAATAATTGCATATCTTTTCTAGCAGCTGATATTTTACGCTGCTTTTCACTCATATATTTAGAATTTATTTCACCATTTACTGACTTATAGAATCCTTGTATTTCAGCAATTGGACGATAAACTTTATGCTTAATCCAATTTTCTAATCTTAATCTATAAGACATATATCTTCTTGCTAATGTATCAAATCCAACTTGAGCATTAGCATATGTTGGACCTTCACCATTTAACATAGCTTGATTAATTCCAAGACCATTCATAAGCTCTTTTTGAATAAAATCAAATTCTTGGTTTAAAGGTAATATTTTGCCAGATGAACCAACATAATCAAATTGCAATCCATAATGATATACAAGGAAGAAATTTGGATCATCGTCCGCCTGTAATAATGTATCTCTAAATGAATCAATATCATCTTGAGATGGCATAGGTTCACCTGGAGCACCTATTTTAGCCACCCTCAATGGCATTATATGTCTATTAGCAATAGCATCTTGAGCTCCTCTAAGTTTATCCTTATAGATAAGAGTTTTAAAACATCTCATCATTATAGGTGTTCCCCATGTTTCATATTGAGAAGCTTTATGAGCAATATGAGATACTAATCTATTATCAAGCCTAATATTTCTTCCCATTTTAACTTGACGGATAACATCTTCAGGTAATTGATTATATATTTCAGCCCATTCTCCACGAGGACCAGCATTTACAACAGTTACAATAGTTTGGTCAGGAATTAACTCAATAATAGCCTCTTCAGCTAATATTGAAGCTTGTATATCAACATAATCAGGATTTAACAACACAAACCTTTCCCACATTCCTTCAGACTCATTTAATTGTCCAAATGGGAAAACATCACCTATCTTCCAATATTCTAATCCTATATCAAGTAATAAATTAATAATATTTACCTTATCAAAAGCCATGTAGTCAAAAAACTTTTTGACTTCACTATCACTACATACATTATTAAAATCAGAGATTGGAAATTCTGTATGTAAATCCAAAGAAGTCGCAATAATTGGTTCTGTTCTATAGAAATGTCTACACCATTCATTACGCTCACGTCTATCACGTGGCAACATCATATTAGTGGATTGGAATAAAGGATGATAGAATGTTGGATTACCCATTCTTACATCGCCACCTGATGCTGATGCCATTTTTCTCTGAATTCTTTTCGGTAATTCATTTTTTTCAATTATAGCAGAACGAATACCATAGCCACCATTGTTTCTATTTACAACGGCTCCACTTTTGATTCGTCTAAATTCTTCATTTACATTAGAAGTAATTAATTCACTCAAGTAGTACACCTCTTCCCTATAGGTTATCGAATTTTATATATAATAATCATGGAAAATTATATTAAAGCTAGTAAAAAATCAAAATGTCCTTAATATATATTATGTATTATCACAGCAAAAGTTAAAATAAAAAAGCTCCTATATAAGGAGCTTCTATAATTAATCGCGAGGTTAAATTCATATTTATATTTTTTGGATATTACCTTTATCTTCTATACTAATAACTCCGTCTTTAGTCTCTAATTCATAGAAGAATTTATTATCCTTTTCATAAGGGCCATAAAGTATGGTACCGGAAATATTATTAATTTTTACTTTATCACCAACAACAAAAATAATCTTTTCTTTTTTAGATTTCTTATTCACAGTTTTCTTTTTTACAACTCGAGCTTCACTAAAGTATTTTAATAAATCGGAATCCAGTGTTTCTAACATTTTTTGCTCTTTAATATCATCAATATCTTCATCATCGAAAATATCGATATCACTATTTACGTTATTATATAACTGGCTTTTTTCCTCATTGAAAAAATCATCATGATCCCAATTCTTCTTCATAAAATTCACCCCTGTGAGTTCTTAAAAATATGTAAATTAAAGGGAGTTTAGCACTCCCTTTTTATAAGGCACTTGCAATGTCATTTTTTACCTGTTCTATTATTTCACCAGGTATATTAACAACTTCATTATTTTTGTAGCCTGTAATAGTTTCAACCTTATTTGGTTTTCTTGTAATATTAATATCAATACCATTGATATTTTTTACTAAAAAACTCTTTGTTATTGAAGTATATCCTAGGTTTTCCATATTTGCATTAAATACTTCAACATCACTTATTGGTTGATTAACTTGGATTATTGAACTCGTGTTATCAGCTATTATTAGCTTTTTTTTAATCTTTTGTCTTCTCTTTTACTCATAACTTGCTTAGTTTTTAAGAACTCATGTAAATTATTCATGTTGATTTCCATACCATTAACACTTAAATAACCAATAGCTTCTTGTACAAGTGCTGGGTCATCATTATTAACTCCCATAAAAGTTAACATTTCTTTTACTGAATTCTCGTCTACTTGATAACCAGCGGTCATCAAATGACCTTTAACAGGTAATTTAGCTTTTTTTCTTAAATCTTGCATCTCCAAATACCTCCTATTAATTTTTCTTAAAAATTTCTTCAGTGTCTGTATCAACAGCATATTCACTTGAACAATCAGAACAATAAATACCTATAAAAGAACCAACTGATACAACTTTTGCTAATTTATCTTCACCACAATGAGGACAAATTGCTTTCTTAAATATTTTAGAATCTCTGGCATTTAGTTTAATAATATCTTCTTCTTTTATTTCTACTTCGTTATCATCTTCTGTTTCATCGATAATTTCTTCTTCAGTAACTTCAGGAATTTCTTCCTCAACTACTTCAGGAACAACTTCTTCTGTGGTTGGTTCTTCTGAAACTTCAATTTCATCAGTTGTTTCAGGAGTTATATCTTCTGTTTCTATTTCGGTCTCAGTAGGTTCTTCTACTTCAACATTAATATCAACAACTTCTTCACTTTCTGGAACTTCTTCTACCATATCTATTATAGGTTGTAGTTCACCACGTAATCTATCAACCAAAGATACTCTTCCTTCCATAGTTGTAATATCAACTGAATTATCTTGTGATATTTGTTTAGCAGTTTCTTGACTAGTTTCTTCTATATGTTTTTGTTCTTCCACTGCTGAGTTATTATCATAAATAGCACCTGGATTTTGATAAGCATATAACTGACCTTTTAATTCTTCAACAACATTAACTAAAGTATTAACTTGTTCTTCTAATACCGCTATTCTTGCAATATGATCCAATGCTGATCCCACCTTTTCAATATCTTCATCTATTGCTGATGCAGTAACTTGCTGATTTGGATCCTGTAATTGATTAGGATCTTGTGGTTGCTCCGGCACTGGATTTTCCAGTGTAGGAACTGGTTGAACCTGTTCTGGAGTAGTATTGGTCATAGTTGCATTTGGATCAGGATTAACTATGTTATCAGCTTCAACAACTTTTTGAAGTTCAGTATCAAATTCACTTGTGACTACAACTTGCTTACTATTTAATAGTTTATCAACCTCTTCAATTGTACGAACATTTTCTAATGTTTGCACTTCATTGCTGAACCTATTATATAATTTAGCAGTTCCTTTTTCACCATCAAACAATACATAAAAAGTTTCATCATTCCAAACAATTTTTGGTAAGTCAAAAACATTTATATCAGCGGTTTTAATTGTATCACTAACTTCATCTTTATAACCACTTATAGAAGTTATAAAATCATCTAACCATTTTGCTACTTTTCCTCTATTTGGTACTTGAGAATTATGCATTAGTTCCACCTCATTTTTTCTTAATAATTTAAATTCGATTATTTAATATAATGAACTTTGAAGAATATATCACTTATATCATAGTTTTTTTGTGAATCCAGACTGTAGACTCCATTCGGGATTATCAATTGGTTTCTCAAATTCCCATTCTCTAGATATATTTGGACCGTATGTAATATCTTCTATTTTATCTTTAGGATTAATCTTTTTATCAATGTCTTTAACTATGATGTTTAATGAGTATGACCCTGGATCAGTATATCCAGCTGCCTCATGATTACGTCTTAATCTAGAAATCATCCTATCATCCCCTAAAAATAATTTAACCCTAAAAATAAAGGTTTTCTTTTCAAATTATTATACATATCTTCAGTTGCAATATTCTTCTTTTCTTCAATCATTTTTTGTACTTTTATTTCATATGATGATCGTGATTTTCTAAATATTTCAGCTCTAGCAGCACCTTTAAATGCTAATAATAATTCAGTATAAATATCAATTGCTCTATCTAAATCTGGTCCATCATAATATGAACTATTAGCAAATTGATAATCATGTACAATTTGATACCAGGGACGATTAGCCATGATTTTAACATCAAAGCTAATTACATCCCCACTTTTCAAAACAATGTGATCTAATGATTGATAAAAAGAAGCAGTTTTTGTCATAGTATGATTTTTACGTAATCTACTAGGCATTAGAATTCACCGCCCCAGTTTAACCCTCCACTTGGAACTACTGGTCCATCAGTTGGACGTGGTGCAAGACCACGTTGATCATTTTCATAGTTTACTAACAAACCAGGAATAGGAATAACTGTGTCTTTAGTTAATTTATCAGTAGTGTTACCATCATCAATTAACTCTAAAGGATAGTGTTTTGCTTTTCTTAAATCTTCTACTTCTGGTTGTTCTTGCTCTTTGAGTTTATCCATCAAACTCTCATAATCAAGACCTTTTGGGACATCGGCTGAGGTTTTATTAAACCCCAACCCTTTGCCATTATTTATATATACCTTACTCATATTACATCACCTTAGTTAAAATATTTTTTTAGTTCTTTCCATGCTGTTTCTAAATCTTTTTCTGTTTTTGCATTATCAAGCATTATTGTTAGTTGATTTAATTTATTTGCGGTTATTACTTTGCTTGTATATGCTTTTGTTGCTGTTGTGTGAATTTTATCTTTTAACTGCTGCATTTTAGGTGATAGCTGTTTTTCGGTAGTCTCTAATATTCTAGTATCATTATCCATAATACGCTCATCGGTAATTTTAATTGTATTCTCATCACGTTTAGCGGCATCAACTTGTTCTTTTCCAACATCAAGATTTGTTAATCCAAGTGTATTTAAATTTGTTACAATCTCACTTGCTGAATAATCGCTAGCATATGATTCACTTGTTATTTGTTTAAGAACATCATTTATTATTAAAACCTCCGTGATTTTGTTTACATCAGTTTTATCTGCAATCGGATGGATTAAATTATTTAATTGAGTTTTGGTGATAATATACTTGCCACTTCTATCAACTGGATTATTATATTGAAGGAATGTAGATAATGTTTGATCAATAATCGCTAAATCTCCAATATTATTTAAATCAGCTGTTTTATGATTACTACTTACTTCGGTTATTTGTCCGGGTTTTCCATTAATCATTGCAAATTTGAAACTTAATTTTTGACGTAAACCATTTACTGGATTAACAACTCTTGCTACTACTTGATAAGATTCTTCATTTACTTCAGCATCAATTACATGATAATCTTTAAATATCTTATTTAATTGAGTTTTTGCATGTATTACCATTCTCTCAGCTGACCATGTATCTACTAATTGACGAGTATCTGAATCTTGAATATATGAACCAGTTGTAACCATTATACCTTTATTGCGAATAGATTTTTCAAGTCTATCTTTAATTTCATTATCGTTTAATGGTTTAAGATTTGACATTGATAATAATTGTTCAAAGGTATATCTACTACCAAACACATTAGAATTGATTTTATCAATCTTACCAGTCTTTTCCCAACCATCTACTACTTCATGAGCTTCACCAAGCGTCAATTTTGAAATTGATGATAAATTTTTGATAACTTGTACAATACTCATTAACATAGGAGCATTTGTTCTAGTACCAGGTTTCAACTCAATATATTTATTTAATACCTCATTAGTAGCAAATGCTTTCTTAATATTTTTTAAGTCAACTTTTTCGCCATTTAAGTTTGCATGACATGAAGCAACTTTACTACCATTAAAACCTATAACTAATTGTATATTTGTCATTAAACCAGATGTTTCATCAAATAATGCAATATTATAGTTAACATTTTCACCGTCTACTTTAAATCCATCAGGTTTAAACGATTTGAAATGTTGAGCAATAAAATCATTAGCTTTAACTAATAATGTCTCATCATTAACATAATCTTCAACTTCACGAACCCCGGTATCATTTACTGCCTGTCTAGACATCCCTAGACCTTGACCAAAATAGGTCTTAGCTAAGGCTATTTGTTTTCTATCTTCCTTAGATAAAATTTCAATTCCTGCCTTATCTAACAATTCTTCTAATTTGTAATCAGAAATATAAGTGTCTGCCCCAGTATTTCTTATTAAACCTTGTTTATACCATTGATCAACTAAATTATCAATTTTATCAACATCTACAAAGGATGCTAATTTCATTCTAAGATTTCTTTCAGATATAACAATTGCACCTTCATGAATATTAGCATTATTATCTTGTAAGTATGCAGCTAAAACAGGACTTTTTTCAAATAAAGATGAAACTTTATTTAGGCCATAAGAATTACCATTTATTGTTGCTATAATAGATTCAACCTTATTACCAGTAAAATCAACATTGAATGCAATCTTATTTTTAGCACCAGTTGTTGGATTTGTGAATATCATATCTACAGAATTTCCATTGAAATTATCTAATGCAAAATTCTTGAAATATTTAGAAATTACATTCTTAAGATTATTTGTTTGTAATTCCTTTGATATTTCAATATCATCAAATTCACGTACACCCGTGTCATCTTGCTCTATTCTACTAAATTCAAATTCTGCAGTCTTTTTACTTAATGAATTTATTTCATCAACTTCTTCTGCAGTAAGAATTTTTGTATTAACACTTGCTAACAAATCTTGAAATGTATTGTTAGTTGCAAATGTGGTATTTGTAAGAGGTGTTATTAAACCTCTCTCGGCCCAATTTTCTATTAAAGCATTAACTATTTCAGCTCTAACAATTTTATGAAGTTTTTCAGCAACTAATTGATGTGTATAAACAGAACCATTACTTAAACGCTTTGGAGTTGACGCTGTACTTGCATAAGCTTCTAATATTTTGCTATTATTTTCATATATGTCTAATGATTCTTTAGCGGCTATTCTTTCGTTAACTATATCAAAATCAAGAGTAGTTGTATGTGCCACTCCAGTATTTGTAAGTACTTTTGCGGTTACACTTAATGTATTATCCTTACGACTACTATCTATTATTTGATAGTCACGATAAAAATGTGCTAAAACCTTACCAGCATCTTGTGTTAAAGACTCTGCTGATCTATAAGGGTTAGCAGCCACATGTTCTTGATTAGGCGCAAATTCGAATGATGGCAATGGTGCTTCCATTGCTTCTTTTTCCATTTGAGGAAATAATTGTTCTACATCATAAGATGAAGCAAATGTGTTACTTCCTACACCTATAATTGCACCTTCAGTTAATAATTCATTTATTCTATCCGTTGCTGAACGCAAATGTCCATCATAACGTCTTATAATCTCTTCTTTATTAATAAGAGAATAATGACCAACAGCTTCTACTTTTTTGGAAGTCTTAGTTCTATTAGCTTTGATATCAGAAATACATTCCTCTAACCCAGCTTTGCTATATGGATATTCAGCAAATTCTCCATTTGTCATAACAGAAAAAGTATTATTGTTATTAACTTTACCTGCTTCAGAACTAAAATTAAATGTAAATTCTGCAGGAATAGCATCAATCTTCACATCCAATTTAACCTGATTATTTTGAATTTTACCTTCTACTTTGTAGTATTTGCCTGATAAGAATTTTGCTAAATGTATTTTAGCATCGGTGATTAATCGTGTATCAGAAAGTCCAGCTTCCAATTCCCTTGGAGTACCAACCATTTCATCACGATTAACAGTTGTTTTTTCAGCAAAAACCCCCTTAGCTTCAATATCTAAGTTGAGTTTTTCCTTTTCTTTCAATTCTATATCAGAAAGATTCTCCATCCAATCAGGTACTTTTTCTGTATTCTTATTATTGAATAATGAAGAACTGGTAGTTGTAAATTTACCTTTCATTTTATAGCTTCACCTCATTCATATTATCGTAAATAACCACTTATTTCATTCTTTGCTTCTTCAACTGTTGTGTAAAATCCTCTATACTGTACATTTGACCATTTACCATTACGGTAACCTTCCAATGTATAATCAGCAGTAACTATGATGTAAACAAAATCAAGTCTTTCATTATTTTCTTCTAAATACACTTTCCATATCTCAGATATTTCTATAGTGTTGACTGGTTCTATTATACCTGCATATGGTGATTCGGGATTATCAACATTGGTGTCTTCTTGTTTTCTTACTGATTTGATTGGAACCGGAGGAGATTCAACTTTACGATTTAATAAAATTGAAACATTCCTCGCGGCTTGTGAAATAGCATCTAATATTTCATGTAGAGGAATATTACCAACATCATCTGCTATTTTAAGTCTTTTTTTTTATCCCTGCTATTGAGGCGTATTTCATAACTAGTTGCAGGTACCGATACATCACTACGCATTTGTGTTAATTGGTCATATCCAAAATATCCACCAGGATAACCACTTTCACTATAAGGGGTGCCAAATGGATCTTTATTTCCACTCATTCTATCTTCAATTGCATCTAATGATTCATCAGATAATTGAAAATCTTTTCGTTCCGGACTAACATTATAATTGTCTTTTTCCTCAGATTTCTTTATAAAATTAGTAGTTAAACCAATTGCAAAGTCCTGAGGAAAAATTTGTTTGTAATAGTCTAATAATCCTTCCATATCGGCCGCTGTAATAGTATAACCAGTATTTGCAATACCTTCAATTTCTGTAAGGAATTTATTAAATCCTTCGGAATCTTTAAAAGGATTCATTTCCTTTAAACCAGCTAAACATTTTACAGCATCAGAATGTTTATTAGAAGCAACAGCTATTCTAAAATTTTTCTGATATTCAGCATATCTTGGTCTATCATCTACCAGGACAGGATATACTTTATATCCTTGGGCCGCTAATTCACTAGCAACATCCTTTGTTAATTTGTTTGGATATCTTAATGTGAATGCTTCAAAGAAATTTTGTAATGGACTATCAGAACCATTCCATAAGGTTAAAATCTTATCAGCTAAATATGCTGGCGTAAAACGCATTACATCAGTTTCAATTGCTGCAGTTTTATCCATAGATTTTAACTTCTTTTGTGCCCACTGTTTGAATTCATATGGGTCAATGTTATAACCTTTTAAATAATCATTCATCGAAGGATCATTAAGTATATCACCATCATCTCTCCAATTAAGATTATCATGATTAACAAGACCATTTTTCTTTTCATACTCATCAATTTGAGAATCAATAAGTGCTAATCTATCTCTTAATTTACTTTTACTAGTCCTATCTAATACTAAACCATCAACTTGTTCTTTCGCTTCTTCTATTGTTCCACATCCATCATATTCAATTTCATTATCTTTAGTAAATACATAAAACTCTCCTAATTTATAATCTGGAACACTTCCATTTTTAACATCTCTTTCGGTAACTTGTTTAATAATATAACCTTTATAATTCATAATCGTTTTCACGTATTTTCCTCCTTCATTAAAATAATTTATTCATTTTGCCAGTTTTGGCAACAATTTGAGAACTATATTCAGATATTAATTTATCTAAATTAATGCGAGATTTTAACTGTTTATTATCAATTGCGGTTTTAATTACACCTTTTAATTCTGCGGTGTGATTAGGGGAATTTATAAAATGGTTCTCTACCACAATTCTCTCAATAGTTTCTTCAAATTTCGTATTTAACATATTGTAAAAACCTGATTTTATATCAGTTGATGCTTTTATGTCTTTTAATAAATCATTAGAAACATCATCATATAACATACTCATAATAGTATGTACGGTTTCATCATTAACAAATTGTTGTTTAGTATCAGAAGCGGTTTTTATACGAACAATATCATCTTCATTTTCATCACTTACTTCTTTAACAAGATATTCTTCTCCTGTTTGTGGGTCGGCAATAACTTTCCAAATTGAACCTTCATCAAAATCATATTTGAACATTCCTAATGCTGATTCTCTTTGAAAACAATAACGCCCCCAAGCTAACTTCTTAAATGAACCACTATCAATTGCTTCTTGAAATTTAACTTTGTCGGGGACAATTGCATAAATTTTAACTTTATCTCCTATTAATTCTAATTTAACATCAAAACCCTTAATTTTTAATTGTTTCGTAATTATATCTACTTTATCTTTATCGACCACATCAAATAAATGGGTATTTTCTTTCTTTGAAACAGCTTCTGCAAGCTTTTCTAACTGTTCATTTGGAAATGTTTGATTATCAGAAACACGTCTAATCATGTTTAATTACCCCCTCTTCTTAATCTACTGGCATATTGATAATATTCGGATTCATTAACATCTTTAGAATCTTTCGTATTATTATAATCCATTTCTTTAATGTCTTTTAAAAAAACGTTTTTTGAAGAATTCCAATTATCTACTGGTTTAGGTTTAGCAAAACAAATATAAAAATTTTGATTAATATCACCAAAATTAGATAATATATTTTCATATTTAAGTAATAAATCAAATGCTTCTGGTATACTATAATCTTCATGACAATCTATAATCCATCTTCCGTTATCATATGCAAATCTAAATTGACTAATATCAATTTTATTGTCTAAATTATTGTTAATCTCATCATGAAGGATATTACCACTCCAAGTATAGATTGTGCCATCATTATAAATAACTCCTCTAACAGCTTGGTATGTATTCTGTTTCTTAACATCTTCTATCTCTTTTGGTACTGGATTCTTAAATATTTCATAATATTTATCATTAAGATTAAAACCATCATATATTTCAGCACGCTTTATTAAATGTTTCATTAAACTACCTCGATAAAAAAACCATTGAGATTAACCCAATGGTTCTAATTCATGTTAATCCTCTATAATCAAATAAAATGGATTAACTTATTTATTATACTTTTAAAACTTCTTCATTGATTTTTTTGGTGGTTTCTTACTGTCTAATATCTCATTAAGTTTACTTAGAGTTTTCTTTTTAATCACCGACACTCTACTTTGACTGATATCTAGTATTTCACCTATTTCTTGTTGTTTATATCCCTTTAGAGATAAATCGAGGATTTTTTGTTGTCTGTCAGAAATTAATGAATAAATATACTCACTATATATCTTATCTTCAGCTTCAAGAATATTATTTCTTGCTGTTGACTGTGTAGTATATTCAGAAAATTCTGTTGGTTGTTCTCTTTTTGATTTAAAATAATATCTTTGGATGTACGCTCTCAATTTGATTATCAAATTCTTAAATAAGAATTTATCAAATGGAATAAAATTACCATTGTAGTATGGATCATATATCTTACAAAATTCAATAAAATATATGTAAGCTTGCTGAATTAATTCATCTTTATCGAAATTTTTCCAGTATGATAAACCATTAATAATTTTACGAATCTTTTCTTCATATTTAAACCAAACTAAATTTGACTCCATTTTAACATCTTCATAATCCTCTTCAAAAGGGATTATAATTTCTATTTCTTGCACTTCTTGTTGTTCTATCATTCCAATAGACCTCCTAAAAATTTTAATCTAATAATTTTATTTAGTGTTTGTGGAGGAATTGGAGGTTGGGCATTATTGGCCGTTGCTCATGAATTTACTTTGGGACAATTTGTACAAAACAAATATTATCATCTCTGAAATAAGTTTCTGCAAAATTCTTAATATCTTCAACAGTAACTTTATCAACGCTTTCTAAATAGCCTTCAATATCTATCTCTGCACCTGTTAATATTGCATCATTTATATATGATGTTTTTCCATTTGTTGTTTCTTGTCCAATTAATGTTGTTCCCTTAATATAAGCTTTTGTTCTAGTTAACTCACCCTCAGTAACCGGTACTGTTTTTAATTTATTCAGTTCATCTACAACTACTTTCTTCACCGCTTTAATATTATTTCCATCAAGACCAACATATCCTGTAAACATTCCAACATCAGTTGTTGAATCTATATCCATACAAACAGTGTATGCTAATCCCTTTTGCTCCCTAATTATCTGGTATAATCTTGAACTAGAATTTCCACCAAGAAGTGTAGCTATAATCTCACCAACTATAAAATCATCATCAGTTACTTTAGGTCCAAATATCCCCCAACATAGGTGGGATTGAGAGATTTCTCTTCTTTTCTCAACTAAATCTTTCTGTCCGAGTTTATCAGGTTTAAACACCGTTTTTTCTTTATTACTAATTTTAAACTCTATATTCTCTGTATAAATAGTTAGTTTATCCACTAATTTTTGATGATCAATATTACCAGTGGCTATTACGACTATATTATCAAAATTGTAGTTCTTTTCTAGAAAATTTAACATCTGTTGTCTAGTAATTTTAGAGACAGATTCAATTGTACCACCAACAAGTTGACGATTTTTATAACTAGGATGCATTTGTTTAAATAATAAATCCATTATTTTTGAACCAGGATCATCGTCATACATTTTTAATTCTTCAAGAACAACTTGCCTTTCCCTATCAAACTCTTCTTCTGGAATAGTATTAAAAACAATCATGTCATATAAAACATATAATCCTTTTTCCCATTCCTCAGCGGGAATTGTACAATAGTATCTGGTATATTCAAATGAAGTTTCTGCATTTAATATACCACCAATACCTTCAATTGCTTCTGATATTTGTTGGGCACTTAAAGAAGTTGTTCCTTTAAATAACATATGTTCCGTGAAATGTGCTATCCCATAATTAGTATCATCTTCATTATAGGAACCAGTTTTTACTGTAAAACTCAAAGTTAGAGTTTTTGCATTTGGATCGTGTTGAGTAATAATTTCTAAACCATTATGTAACTTTGTTCTATTTATCATTTTACACCACCTTCACAGTATTCAAACTTTACCTTTCGTATCGATTATATATATATAATACGAAGAACGCAAAATTTTTTTTACAATTTTTTTGCAAATGGTTATAAAATACAACAAATATATATATAATACTAAGTTAAATATTTTAGTTCATAAAAAAATCCTCCAAAGGATGGAGGATTATCAAATTAATTAGAAATGGAATAAACCAAAACCGTATTGATTGTCTTTTCCACGAGTTCCTAAGTCTTTAGTATTCATTTCTAATAATAATTTAATTTCATGTAAAGTTAAAAACCTACTATAACGTCTAAATGCCTTAGCTTGAAGTAATGCAATTGCACCCGTTATGTGTGGGCAAGCAAATGATGTGCCAGAAGCAATTGCATAAGTGTTATTCAAATATGTGCTAATAACGTCTACTCCAGGAGCTGCTAACTCAATATCGAGTCCATTATCTCTATTACAGAATCTGCCAACTTGCTCAAATTGATCAATTGCAGTGACTCCTATGACTTCATCATATCGAGCAGGATAATCAATAAGACTTTTGGTAGGATCATTTCCCGTGGCGGCTACCATAATTACTCCTTTGTGATAAGCGCTTTTAATCGCTTCGTAGGTCTCTGGTGATTCTCTATCATATCCTAAGCTCATTGAAATTATTTGGATACCGTTATTTACACTCCAATTGATTCCATCTTCGATCCATAAAGGATTGCCTTTACCCTGATCATTTAAAACTTTAACTGCATATAAATTAGCTTTTGGAGCAACACCTATAATACCTGACCCATTTTTTGTTGCACTAATAATACCAGCAACGAATGTTCCATGTCCATTTCTATCCATGTAATTTAAAATATCGGGACTAGTAAAATTAGCACCACCTTTAACACGATCTATAAGATCTTTATGAGTGTAATCTATACCGGTATCTAGAATAGCGATATTGATATTTTCTCCTTGGGTTTCTGACCATTGTGACATGGCATTAATGCTTTTTACCCCATAGTCAATTATCTCTTGGTTATTAAGGTTGTTAATAATGTTCATTGAGCTCACCTCCTACAAAGAACTAGTATAAGTTTTAATGGTATAACCATTGCCACAATATTATAATACACCAATAATATCATGAAATTTTGGTGTAGAGTCGCAAAAAAAAAAAAGGAAGATATCTTATAAAATATCTCCCATTTTAATATACTTTTTAAATTATATTTTCATCATTATCACCATCTAATAGTTGTTTAATTGAATCTAATGTTCCGATATTAGGGATTATATCTGTTGTATAATATATATCCCATCCTTCATCATAATTTCCTATTTGGGATAACTGAGGTTTATAAGATTCTATTAAATCTATTAATTGTTTTAGAGTGTATTTGTTATGTGCGTCTATTACCCAACAACCTGGTTCATAAGCAAATCTAAATTGGTTAATATCAATATTGTGTTTGATTTCGGGATGTAAAATATAACCATTCCAAATATACATATCCCCATTATCAAGAATTACTCCGCGGACATTACCATTATTTTCATTTTTTATTGATTTAATTTCAATAGAGTTTGGGTTTTTAAATATTTCCTCATAATCATAATCGTCAGTAAATTCGCTTTTCCTTTTAAAAGCATCAAATAATTCTGATTTTTTAACTAATTTTGCAACCCTAGGAGTATATGATTGTAATTCTTTATTTAAATTTGGACCCGTTAAATAGTAGTTGCTACCATTTGCCATTATTGAAAAACTTTTATTTAAATTTCCTACGAGTTCCAATGTACTTAAATTATTTTTTATAATCTCAATTGCTTCATCCATTGTTAGATTTCCACCTAAAGATTGTAAATCAAAAATCCAACACGTACTGTTTTTCTCTTCATAAACAAATCTAAAATAATTAACTGGGACCGAAATATATTTATTTATATTATAATGATCTATTTCTGCTGGCCACATATAAATTACTCCGCTGGAATCAATAACCCCTCTTACGGCATCATTGGGATCAACTTGTTTAATTGCTTTTATTTCAGATACAGTAGGATTTTTATATACTTCAAAATATTCATCTTTATAATTCATTCCATCATATATTTCAGATGTAATTAATTTTGCTGTTTTTTGTTCATCATAATTTAAAATATCTGTAATTTTATGAAATTTATTTCTATATTTTTCTACATCAAATCCAAAATCTGTATAAAAGTCCACATATGCATTTTGTCCAATAAAATTATATAGACTTTTACAATTAGTAAAAACAGTTTGAAGCATTTTAAAATCAACATTGGAGGTTAATGATATTTTAACTTCATAATCCGCAAAAGAAAATCTTATATAATTTTGAGGAATATCAAATAATGGTATTCCTTTGTCATGTAAAATCTCTCCATCCCATATATAGACGTCTCCATTTTCAGTAGCTATACCTCGTATATACCAGAAAGACTTGGCTTCCTTTGCTGTTGGGTTTTTAAAACACTCATAATAATTATTTTGGAAATTAATCCCATTATATATTTCTGATGTAATTAATTTTCCCACCTTTTGATTACCATAATTAATAATGTCATTAATAGTTTTAAAGGTTTTATAAATATCTTCTTTTGGTGCCCCATACATTACATAATCAAAATATTTTATTGTTGTATTAGGACTCAAATAATTATATAATGCATTTGCATTTGTAAAAGCACTAATAACATAATTTAAATCACAACTGGACGTCAAATAAATTCTTACTTCGTCATTTTCTATTTCTAAATGTATTCCATCTTTTATACCAAAATTTCTAATAGCCAAATGATGTAAAAAATTAGTATCCCAAATATATAAATCACCATTTTTATGCAATATTGCTCTAGCACTATTATTAGATTTTAATATTTCTTGCCATTCATTAGCATTTGGGTTTTTAAAACACTCATAATAATTATCATTATTATTCACACCATTAAAAAATTCAGCTGTTTTTAATTTATTGTCTTTTTCATCATAATTTAAAATATCATCTAATGTAGATATTTTATAGCTAAATGGTTCATCGTCAATTTCATAATCAGAATAAAAATATATTGAAATATTATTTGGAACAAAACTTAATAAAGACGACGCTTTACTAAATCCATCTTTTAAAACTTTAAAACTGGTATTTGGCATAAGAGAAATATGCATATTTCTTTTACCTTCAATCATACCTCTTATATAATTTATTGGAATATTAAATTTTTTCTCAGCTTCATCATGTAATATTTCTCCGTCCCATATATATACTGTGCCATCTTCTAAGATAACAAATCTTATAGAAAAGGCATTTAAAAGACTATCCCATTCTTTTGTTGTTGGATTTTTAAATATTTCTATATATTTATCATTTTTTTTATAAGCATCATATATTTCTGATTTCTTAACTAATCTTCTCATTTATTTCCACCCATTTTTTAATATTTTCTAATGTTCCTCTCGGGGGAACCTGACCTTTACCTTTACAATAAATTACTTCCCAAGCTATATTTAAATCACCTATTTGGGATAACTTAGATTTGTATGATTCTATTAATTGTAATAATTCTTTTAAAGTATATTTATTGTGAGCGTCTATAAACCATAAACTAGGATCATAAGAAAATCTAAATTCATTTATATTTAATTTTTGATTAGTATAATTATTAATAAAATCGTGTAAAATATAACCATTCCAAATATACATATCACCATTACTATAAATCATTCCCCTAATGGTATTATTGCTTGCTTCTTTTAAGGATTGTATTTCTTTAGCTGTTGGGTTTTTAAATACTTCATTATAGCCATCAAAATTAATATCTTCAAATAAATCGTCACTATTATCAATATTAAATGCATCATATAATTCTGATTTTCTAATTAATCTCTTCATTTTATCCTCTCCTAAATATTCTTGCACCTGAAGGTCTAGGCATTCTACTTCTTGAACCATGGATTGCGGCAAAACAAGCAAGAGCATCCGCACAACATACATCGTCATGTCCACCAGTAGGAGCGGCTATTTTTTTATTTACTGTTAAACCAACTTCAAATTCAAGGTCTCTCCATTCTCCTACCATTTTATGATAAAATGAATGTCTATCTTTATGTGTACAAGCATAAAATCTATCTTTCTTAGGATATTGAACTCTACCATGTGCTAATTCATTTTTAAATGTAGCAAACATAATATTCTTCATGTTCATTCCAGATTGAGTAAATGTATCTGCACCATTAAATGTAATACCAATTAGATGTGTTAATCCATATTCCTCTACTAATGTTTGAACAACTGGACGACCACAACCAGTAAAGTCAGCATAAATTGCTTTTACATTCCATAATGGTCTCGGTCCACCAAATAACTTTGCAATTTCTCTCATTTGTTCAGGATAACTCGTCCCATGAAATTCACAACCCCAAACTTTTTGTTTGGTTCCATTAGGAGCTATCCTCATAACTGATACATGTGTAAAGTCGGCGCCTTCAGAGTCAGAACCCGCAAAGTCTATTCCTGCAGCATATATTTCTCCTAAATTACTTGATTCTTGCCAATCAAAATCTCCATCTACAAGAATATTCCATTCTTCTGTTGCAAGGAACTGTCCTGCACCATCTATGAATTGCAACATATACTGAGTTTTAAAGTCTTCAACAGACATTGAACCTTCTGTCCATAAGTCAGGAACTGTTGGAAAATATTCTTGTTTTAATGACTTGGGCATTAAATTAAATACGTATCTTGAATATTTACGGGTTTTTGTATGTGTAGAGTCTTCATGATCTGGTAATACTATTGCATCTTTAGCCCATAATTGAGGACATTGTGTCCAGTCTCTTGCAATTGTACACCAATCAGTAGATTCTTTACCTTGCATTGATTGGTAAAAATGGTTACGAGTTTTAGGAGTACCAATTTTAATAAGTTTCGCGTTGGTAGCACCTCCCATTGGAACTATACGTTCTGACCACGTATAATCAGTAATTTTCTGCGCCTCATCCAAAACAATTATATCAAAAGTCAAACCTTCTATGTTAGATTGGTCAGAACCAGAGACAGCCATTACATAAGAACCATTAGATAACTCAATTTTTTGTTTAGTACATTTAATAAGTCTATTATTTAATTTTTCTTCATTCATTTGAAAGAATACAGCAGTACGACCAACATTAATTTCAGCCTGTTGAATCCTTGGAGTAAAGATACCTATACGCATTTGAGGATAATTATCTAAGAGATATCCAACAAAAGAAGCAATTGATTCTGTTTTACCAGCTTGTCTCGCCATCAGAGCAGCAACCTTACGAATACGTGGGTTACAAACAGCTCTTATTAATTCAACTTGGTTTGAATGTAAGTATTTCCTATTTTCTGGTAAATGGGCCCTTAATACTCTTTCACAATATTCTATAGGATCAATTGTAGTAATGATTTTATTAAATATGTAGTCTCCTAGTGGGATTCCACGGATATTATTATTCTTAATACTGGACATTTGTTCTTTTAATGCCTCGGTATTGTTTTTAATAGTAGTTAAATCAAACAAAAAAATCCCTCCTTGTACGTATTTTAAATACGAAAGGAGAGATTTTTTATGATATCTTAATTTTTAGGTATGATTTAGACAATAATTTATTATGCACTGTATTTTAATAATTCCTCTATAGAGATATTATCTGTCCTCGTGTCTGTTGTTACAAGATGATTAATTATTGAACCAGCACTAAAGAAATTAAATAATGATATACAATTTTTCATAATTGTTGCTAATTCACTAGTACTATATAAATAAGTCAGCAAAGTATCTATATTGCTATTTTCAATAATAAGACTGATATCTTCTGATATATTCAAATGTCCTCTAATTGTATTATGTAAAATAATAGCTGGCCATATATATAGATCACCATTAGGAGTTATTAGACCCCTAATTTCTTCTCGGTAATCTCGAACAACTAACCAGTCATCATAGGTTGGATTGAATATCTCATAATATTTTCCGTTATAATTTATTCCATCATATATATCAGCTTTTCTAATTAATCTTTTTATATAAAAACTCCTTATATATTATTATTAAACAATTATTCTAATAATATATAAGGAGTTAAACGATTTTTATTTTAGTCAATATCTAATTCTTGTTGTCCACATTTTGGACAAATTTTTTCAGAATTTTTTTCATCAAATTCTTTATGTGTTTTATAAACTTGATTTTTATCCATCTTCTTGAATTTCTTTGTTTTAGAATCAGGTACCCAATCTTGCAAAGTTCCATCTTCATTATACATAAAATCCCCATTATCCCAACCACAATTATGACAATGAAGATACTCTGCTTTCTTAATCAATCTTCCTTGATTTTTTGCATGGTTAAATATTAATACACTATCATCCTTAATTACGAGTTTTAGTTTTTCATAACCATTTATATTATAATATTCTCCATTTTTGTCAGGGCCTATATTCATACGTTTACTTAAATCACCCATACTATCAAAAAGACTATAATTATCATCAATCATCTTTAAAACATCTTCTAAATTATATTTAAAGTTTAAATTAAATTCCCAACCATCTGACGCAAATGCAAATCTGAATCCATTTGTATTAATAGGGTCTGGAACCAAACGTTGCAATTGTTGATGCCAAAACTCACCTGGCCATACAAAAATACCATCACTATTTATTACTCCTCTGATAGAATTATAATGTTTTTTTGCTTCTGCTATTTCAGAAGTTGTAGGATTCTTAAAAACTTCGTGGTAATTATTGTCAACTTCAAACCCAGAATAAGCTTCTGATTTTTTAATTAATCTTTTCATTTAAACACCTCTTCATATTTCATATCAAATGAACTGTCATCAGAATCACACCAAAATGAGAAAGTTGTACTAAGATTAGAAATTGTATCAAAAAAGTTTTGAGAATTTTTCATCATTACAACAATTTCTTCCCAGTTTTGTTTATCATAACAATCAATAGAAATAATATTATCATTTGAATCATATTCAAAACGAATATTACCAATATCAATTTTATTAGTTATATAATTATTTACTTTATTATGCATTACATCACTAGACCAAATATAAATATCACCTTCATGAGTAACTACACCACGAATTGAATTATTACTATCACTCTTTTTGATATTTTGTATCTCATCCACGGAAGGGTTTATAAATACCTCTAAGTAATTATCTTTTTCACCATTAAAACCCTCATGTATCTTTGCAACCTTAGCAACTTTTTTATATACATCATCATATTTTAAATCAAGATAACGTTCTGAAACATCTGAAGGTTCGTATATAAAATAATCTGCTCTAATATTTCCAAACTTTGATAAGATAGATTCATACTTTTTGATCATTTCTAAACCTTGTTCTTTAGTAAAAACTTTGTGTAAATCTATAATCCAATTTTCTTCAAAGGCAAACCTAAACACATTATTAACAGGTACATTTAAATACTGATTTATTTGTGTGTGAACAATGGAACCAGGCCAACAATAAATAGTACCATCATCAAGTATTACACCCCTGATACTATTATATTCATCTTGTTTTTTTACTTCATTAATTTCTCTAAAAGATGGATCTTTATAAACTTCCATATATTGTTCTGTAAATTCTTCTGTAAATCCATCAAGGAATTCAGCTTTCTTTCTTTTGAGTCTTTCTTTTTGTTTTTTATTTTTCCATTTTGGATTCTTCTTCTTATATTGTTTCCAAGCTATACCATATTCCATACCCTCATTCATATCTGGATTATTATCTCTTATATGTTCAGCTCTTTCTTGAACCCAATCATAGGCATTTGCTATTTTTCTTAATCTTGTCACAACTCTCGCCCCCTTTAAGAAGTTTTGTTTATACTCCGTTTCCTCACTCATTAGTTCATGATCTAATTTATTTATTTCATTCCCTAACTCATCCATTTCTTTTTTAAATTTATTATATTCTTTATGTTCACCACTCTCAAATGCCTTATCTTGCAATTCATAAAATTTAGGCCACATAGATTGATACTTCTTAGACATTTGTTCCAATTTTTCAATCTTATCTTTGGCGTGTTCTTGCCAAGATTGATCTACTCCTTTTTCTTTTGGAACCATTAGTTGTACTTTTGCGGGAGCTGTTGCAATATTTAAACTTTTAACTACTGAAATTCTATGATTACCATCTCCATCAGGAAAATATTTTCCATCAGGTGTTTCAATTAATGGTATGGGTTCTATATTATCTCCTTGTTGATATCCATTATATAATCTAAGCCATCTAGAATCCCTAGAATCTTTTGGACTCCAATCATCATTATATTCATCTACCCGTGAATCTGATAATCCTATAATGTCACTCACATTCACATTTTGAATGCCATTATCAACAAAATCATAATCTTCTATATTAGGATAATAATCTTTTAAAGTTGGAAGTTTTGCAAGTCTTTTCATATTCATCACCTGTACTATAAATAAAATGATTGTTTATAAAAATTTTATCAAATAAAAAAAAAGGGAAAATTATTTCCCTTTATCTTGTCCATAATGATTTCCATTATCATCTTTGTCTTTATCGTCTTCTTCTTCATTGGTAGGGGTTGGTGTAGGTAATATATCTGATGAATCATTACTTGTTAATAAATAACAATTAATATCTGGAATGTTCCTAGTAGTGATTGATACTCTACCAGTATTATAATTATATTGAAAGTTTCCCTGACTCTGTATTTTAGGTATTTCCCCAAGTTCTTTTATTAAAAAATCCTCTACTATATTTTTATCGCGAATATCATTGCCAGAAACATGGGCCCTAATAATAATGTTTTCTATCACTTTAGCATTTGCTCTATCAGTAGTTATTTTTGCTTCGTCAATATAACCAAGTATCATTGGCATCGTTATCATAGCTAAAATACTAAGGATTACAACACAACATATTAATTCCGTTAAAGTCATATTTACCATCTCCTTTAAATATATTATAGCATAAGGAGACACAAATTTACATATTTTTACACAATTTTTTCTAAAATTTCATCAAGTGAGTAAAATTTATTACTTTCAATGTCAAAATCTTTAAGATTATTAAAACCATATAAATTATACTGATATTTATTAGTAAATAAATTACTATAATTATTGATATACTCAACTAATTCTTCAATATTAACACTCCTATTACCTGAAACGTATAATTCTGAACCTTCACCATATAATGTGATATTAGAAATATCTATATTAACTTTGCTATAATCATTTATATCATCGTGTGCTACATCTATACCCCAAACATACAATATACCATTCTTCCCTATAGCACCTTTAAAACCATTGTAATAAGAATCCTTAACAGCTTCTATTTCATTGTTGGATGGGTCTCTAAATACCTCTACATAGGAATCTCTCTTCCTAAAGGCGTCTATTAATTCTGATTTTTTAATTAGATATTTTGCTATTTTTTTATGTTCACCACTAATTGGGTCAATCTGCCCATCATCATAAATAACAGCTCCTGGATATTTTGCTTTTAGAGTGGATATAAATGTATTTAAATCAAGATTATACAAAGTATCTGTTTCGACTCTAATCTCGCCCTCATTAATATAATGTGCGAATCCAATTTGTTTAATGTTCTGTTGGATAATATACTCATCCGTTCCAATATCTGGGTTTTTAACTCTAATGGCAGGTCTAAATTGTCTCTCTTGAATAGTACCCAAATTGTGTTGTTCTAAATAATTGTTTAAACAAGTTGCATGTGTATAACCCTCTAATATTTCACCATCCGCATAAAGAAGAGCTTTAAAACGATCAACAATATCTGAATACGCACTTCTTCTCATATCTTTAGCTATTTTTCTATATTTATCTCTTATTTCATCATATCTATTATCATCATAAATAAAAGCCCCTGGATATTTTGATTTTAAGGCCGTTGCAACAGTAGATTCACTAACATTATAAAATGAATCAGTTTCCAAACGAATTTCACCTTCATTAATTAAATGTGCAAAAGCTAATTCTTTGATAGATTGTTTGATTAATTCTACATCTTTTCTCCAATCTTCTTCTAAATTGGGACGTGACCAAGAATTTGAAAGTCCTCCAAATCCATTATCTTCTAGATATTTATTAATAATACCAGCATGGACTCCACCTTCATATATATTACCATCAATATAACAAATAGCTTTTTGACGTTCATCTAAATCAGTATAACTTGGCGTTTCTGTATATTCACCATAAGCGACTACTTTTTTTCTCATATCTTTTGCCATTAATCTATTTTTTCTTAGGTCAATTCTTCTTTTTCTTAAGTCCAATCTATCTATTTCTTCACCATATATTTCTCTTTCATCATTTTCATCTAATAAATCGTTCATTAATCTTTTAATACGATTTGCAATACGTGTTGCACTTTGCACTACACAATGATATGCTTCAGAAGGGCAACTCCCTTCAAATCTACGTAATTTTCCAAAAAATTTATCTTTTACTTCTTTTCCACGTAAATACAATTTACCCGCTAAACAATCAATAACTATTTGATCATATTTATCCTTACAAATTTTATCTAAAGATATTTTCAAAGTGACATTTTGTTTCTTTACATTTAAACCTTGATATTTTAATTCTTTATATAAGTATTCTGCAACTGCTGTATGAAAATCATCGGCTCTCGAATCTTTAGGTATTATTTTTACAGCAGTAATAGCACGTTTACGTAAATCTATCATAAAGACACTCCCTTCTATGTTCAAAATCTATTTTATAGATATATAATAATCATCCATTTATAATAAGTTAAAAAAAAGAGCATGTGCTCTTTTAATTTGTTGTATTTAATTGTGCTTCTAATTCAGCAACCTTAATTACTAATTGTTCTAACTTTGTTTTATCTGCCGCACTCATTAAACCATCTTCCACGACACTTGCTAATCCATATGTCTGACGATTCCAAGATGTCCAAGTACCATTTACATTAAATCTTATATATGAGCCATTACCATCATAATCATATCCAATTTGAACAATATAAGTATCACTATGTCTTATAACCATTAAATACATTGATCTCGAAGGGCCAGTTTGACATGAATTATTCAAGTTCAAACCTTTATAAAAAATGTTATTTGTATTTTGTCCAGATACATCAAAAGCTTCAGTTCCTAGACCAAAATTAGAAGGAGCAAAATCAGAAGGTGATTTACCACCAATAGTATCAGCATTTCCTCCATTTGCAGGTAAAGATTCTGGTAAATTGACTAAATCATTATAATCTCCAGATGTAGCTACGTTAGCAAATCCTGTTATCATATCTACAGAATGATTTTCAGGATGTGTATATACATTATTTTCAACACCATTAATTTTTATATTTCCATTAGTAACAGAATTTTCAACTTTAGTTGCACCGATTGCAATATTATTTAATTTAATTTTATCAGATGTACTCATAAATCCAGCAATAGATTCATCAGCTAAATTATGTCCATGTATTTTCATAGCAAATTCATCTGCATGTTTACCATCTACAGTATCTGCATTACCTCCAGCTGCTGGTAAAGATGTAGGAATAATAGGTTTATTAATTAAATCATTATAGTTACCAGTTATTGAAACAGACGCTAAACCAGTTATCATAGACACAGGATGAGAAACAGGATGAGTATAATTATTTGCATTATCGGCTATACCATTTAATTTTGTTTTATCTTCTTTACTCATCAAACCATCTGCTGTTGTGGTAGCTAAACTTTTACCTGCTTTATTATTGTTTAAATCATATAAAGAAAGTGACATGTCTTTTACCTCCTTTTAATAGATATAATGTCCAATATCTAATATCTATTATTTAAATATATCAACAATTTGATATTTATCTATCCTTTGATATTTATAAAAAAGAGCCTTTAAAAGGACTCT